TTCAGGTTCAGGTTCAGGTTCAGGTTCAGGTTCAGGTTCTGGTTCTGGTTCTGGTTCAGGCATAGTGGTAATATCGGCAATTGTCACGCCTGTATTTGCCCCGAGTGTTGCTCCATAAAAAGATTGTCCGGTACCAAAAGATAAACCTAATGTAGTTGCTGTTGTAGAAGACATATAAACTGTATTCAATGTATTACAATATCCAAATGCATTATTACCAATACTTGTTACGTTATCAGGTATAACCACAGTCTTTAATCCAATGCAAATATAAAATGCATCTTCATCAATACTCGTGATGCCATTACCTATTGTAATTGACTGCAATGCACCGCAACCTGCAAATGCACTACCTATAGTCGTCACACTATCAGGTATATTTACAGTATGCAATCTGTTGCAACCTACAAATGCACGATTACTAATACTCGTGACACTATTTCCTATACTCACAGATAGTAATTCGACGCAATTTTGAAATGCCTCATAACCAATACTCGTGACGCCATCACCTATAGTCACATACTGCAATGAACTGCAAGAATGAAATGCAGTGTCAGCAATACTATACCTGACGTTATCAGGTATATTCACGGACTGCAATGCACTGCAACCATAAAATGTCGCAGTGCCAATACTCGTGACGCTATCACCTATAGTCACGGACTGCAATGCACTACAATACCGAAATGCAGCATAATTAATATCTGTGACGCTATCAGATATAGTCACAGACTGCAATGCACTGCAATCTTCAAACGCAAGAGATTGAATTTTGTCAACATTATCACCTATGCTGACATTTTTAATATCACTTTTTGCAATGGAACTACTATAAGATAATGAAGTTAAATTACCAGTAATATTTATAGAAATACTATTACCGGTAATGCTCGTAAAAATAGTATGACCAGGGTCAGGCTCAGGTTCCGGTTCAGGTTCCGGTTCAGGAATATTGGTAATATCGGTAATTGTCACACCTGATTTACCACCAAATACTTTATTAGTGCCAAAAGAGACACCTAAAGTAGACGATGTAGATGAATACATATAAACATTAGTTAAACCCGAATTGTAAAATGAATATGGACCTATGATACTTACAGTATTTGGTATATTTACTCTTGTTACTAAAGGTGTATTCATAAAAGCCTGGTCCTCAATTTCTGTTAGTCTTTCACCAAATGTTACTGAAGTCAAATTAGTACAATTTTTAAATGAATCCCAACCAATATGTGTTAAGCTATTTGGTAAATCTATTGATTGTAATCGAATGCAGTCTTTAAACGTACCATAGATAAGGCTTGTAACGGAATTAGGTATAGTTATAGACTTCAAATTATAGCAATCCGAAAAAACATGATTTCCTAGTGTTGTAATGTTTGTTCCTATACGTACGTGTATAATGTCCGTTTTGGATATTTTATTTATATAATCTTGTGAAAGTAGGTTTCCACTAGTACTAATATCATGAAGAGTACCATCAGTATGTGTAAAAAGTGTTAGTTTAGGGTTATTTAATGGCAAAACTGTTGGTAATAATGAAGTAAAATTAAGAACAGTTATTGCAGTATCTATTAATTCTGGAATACTTTGATTATTGCCATAAGTAACGTTCAAATTCCTTGAAGGAACAACATTTATAAAAAGAGTATCTAATGATGTTCCCACAAATGTATCATTACCAATACTAAGTAAACTATCGGTAATAGTAACATATTGTAAACTACTACAATTATAAAATGCTTTATTACCGAATGTATTGACATTATCTGGGATAATAACTGATGATAAATTAATGCAGCCATTAAATGCATCTTCGCCAATGCTGGTTACATTTGTTCCCACAATTACACTAGCAATATTCTCTTTAGGTATGGTGCTTACATAATTGTTAGACTCTAATACGCCAGTAATATTCATAGATATTACTGTTCCATAGGTAAATTTGAAAAATGTTAAAGTACTGTCTGTACTTGTTACATAGAAACTATCATATTGAGGTTCTGCTGCAATATTGGTTACTGTTACAGTTTTTCCACCAATAGATTGGTTTGAACCAAATGTAAAGGAAATATTTAAATCTGTTGAGATTACGTCATTCATGTAAATAGTATCTATGGATGATTGATTAAAGGCAGAATCACTTATAGTTGTGATATTTGGTATATAGATAGAGTCAAGCAATGTACAATTTTCAAATGCATAGTTATAAATACTTGTAACACTAGGGATAGAAATATTTTGTAATGATGTACAATTTTTGAATGCACTATATTCAATAATGTCAAGACGAGGAAAAGATACAGTTTGAAGTGATGTACAATTTTCGAAGGCATTATTGTAAACAGTATTAAGATTATTCAAAGTTATAGTTTGAAGTGATGTGCAACCAAAGAAAGCATTATCGTCAATAAATGCAGCAGCTTCAGAACTAACCTTTGTCAAAGCAATGCAAGAATTAAAGGCTTGACTACCAATACGTGTGATACCATCACCAAGAAATACCTCTTTAATATATTCTTTTGCTATAACATTTACATAATCATCTGACTTGACTTGACCTGCACGGTTAGTATAACGTTTTGAATAAGTATTCCCATTAATATCCGTTAAAATAATTTCTTGAGATGGTTCAACAATAATCGTTACGTATGTGCTGCCTACAACAGCATTTCCAGTATAATTAGTACTATTAAGGATAAAATGATTTCTTATTAAATCAGCGGTAGTATCATCTATAAATCCCGAAGTTGTTATATCTAAATAATTAAATAGAGAAGATGAAAAAGTAATTGTTAGTGTGGGTTGAAACACTTGAACCCCAATAGTTCTAATACTGCTAGGTATATAAATGGACTGCAATGCATAGCACTGATAAAATGCATTATTATAAATACTCGTGACGCTATCACCTATAGTCACGGACTGCAATGCGCTGCACTCTCGAAATGCAGAATCACCAATCCTCGTCGCGCTATTACCTATAGTCACGGACTGCAATCCAGTGCAACCATGAAATGTACTATTGCCAAAATTCGTGACGCTATCAGGTATAGTCACGGACTGCAATGAGGTGCAAGAATAAAATGCATAATCAAGAATAATCGTGACACTATCACCTATAGTCACGGACTGCAATGCGCTGCAATCTCGAAATACACTACGACGAATAATCGTGACGCTATCAGGTATAGTCACGGACTGCAATGCGCTGCACCTATTAAATGCATATTCACCAATATCCGTGACGCTATTACCTATACTCACGGACTGCAATGCAGTGCAGAGACTAAATGCATCATTACCAATACTCGTGACGCTATCACCTATAGTCACAGACTGCAATGCATTGGAATAAGCAAATGCATAATCACCAATACTCGTGACGCTATCAGGTATAGTCAATGACACCAAGTCATCACATTCTCGGAATGCACTACTACCAATACTTGTGACGCTATCGGGTATAGTCACTGACTGCAATGCAGAGCAATTTTGAAATGCCCTTTCATCAATACTCGTGACGCTATTAGGTATAGTCACGGACTGCAATTCCGAGCAAGATTCAAATGCATAATCACCAATACTCGTAACATTATCTCCTATAACTACATTTTTAATACGATTACCACTAATGTCGTTTGTATAATCTTGTGATGTTAATTCACCAGTAATATTTAGATAAATACTATTATCATTAATGTCTGTAAAAACAGTAATAGGTTCTGGTTCAGGTTCAGGCTCCGGTTCAGGCGAAATGTCAATTATTGTTACATTTGATTTACGACCAATAGTTTTATTTTCTCCGAAACTTAAACCTAGATTATTTGCAGTAGTTTCATTCATATAAACTGTAGTCAAATCAGTATTATAAAATGCATAATCATAAATATTCGTGACACTATTTCCTATAGTCATGGAGTGCAAATCTTCACAACCCAGAAATGAACGATTACCAATAACAGTGACGCTATCAGGTATGGTGACGGACTGCAAATCTCTACAATTACGAAATGATTGTGTACCAATAGTTGTCATGCTATCACCTATAATCAAGGACTGCAATTTATAGCAATTATAAAATGCTTGTGTGCTAATACTAGTTGTAGTGTTACCTATAGTTAAGGACATCAAATTATGGCAATTTCTAAACGCCCGATAACCGATTTTAGTAAAAGCCGAATCAATTGTTAGATTCGTAACTACCGTTCGACTGTTAGGGAAATAATGTTCTATCGAATATGATCTATCACTAAAAAATGGGTTTTTTAGCACGAGTGTTGTTATAGAACTGCAATAATGAAATGCCTGATTACCAATACTCGTCACGCTATCACCTATAGTAACAGAATCTAATGCAGTGCAATTATAAAATGCAGTCGTACCAATACTCGTGACGCTATCAGGTATAGTTACGGACTGCAATCCAGCGGAACCAAATGCAGTCGTACCAATACTCGTGACGCTATTACCTATAGTCACAGAATTTAATGCACCGCAACCTTCAAATGCGTTATTACCAATACTCGTTACACTATTACCTATAGACACATAATTTAATGCACCGAGACCTTTAAATGCGCTATTACCAATACTTGTTACATTATCAGATATAATAACAGATTCTAATGTAGTGAAATCATTAAATGCGCTACTACTAATACTTGTAACATCTGTTCCTATAATTACATATCTAATTTTACTTTTTGTTATAGTAAAGTCGGTTGTTGATGATAACGCGCCACTAATAGCAACAGAATGAGTAGTATATCCATTAGTTTCTATTATAACCGTATTTTGTACAGGTTGGGGTATAGCTACATCTCTACTAATTATATTTACAACGGGTGCTTGGTAAAAGTTTTGATTATCACCAAATGTCAACCCTAATCTTATTTGTACATTAGAAGTGATATAGGCTGTATTTAAACCACTAAATGCAAATGCACTACCTTCAATGTAGGTCAAGCCATCTCCTATTGTTACTGTATGTAAAGCATCACAAGATGCAAATGCAAAATCTCCAATAGTTGTTACGCTATCAGGTATAGTTATAGGTTGCAAGGAAGAACACTGATAAAACGAAAAGGTAGAAATGTTAGTTACTGTATCAGGAATAGTAACAGACTGTAGTGCAGTACAAGTTTTAAATGCATAACTACCAATACTCGTGACATTTGTTCCTATAACTACATTCTTAATGTCGCTTTTTGCAATGTCGTTTGTATAATCTCCTGTTGTTAATTCACCAGTAATATTTACAGAAATACTATTACCGTTAGTATGTGTAAAAACCGTTTCAGATGCACTTGACATCTTATAAAATATATAAATATATTATTTATATATTTTTTCATTATTCGCTCTAAACGATTAATTTTATAGTTTAAAAAGTGAATTTTTGCATTCATATAATGTATGTATGTAATTTAAGCATCATAATAAGGGTTGTCGTGTATTTTCATGCCACAATATTCTTTAGGTTGTTGTTTATAATCGATAGGTTGATGAATCCCAGCTTCTTTTGCATTTTCTAGCAAAAATTTAAAATTTTCCCAGAATTCACTTTTATGACCGATTGAAACTGTCATAACATGCGATAGTTCATGAATAGCCACAAAGGTTAATGTGCTTTCATCAATTAAATTTTCATTATCATGTTTTTGTTTATTTAAACAAAATGCTATTTTTTCTCCTTTATTTTCACTATATGCAGTAAATTTACTAGTAGGTAATGTTTCCATTATTTTTTTAGGATTAAAACCATCTACTAATCGTTTTACGTTTTCTTTATCTGGATATTTATTTTTCATGTATTCTACAAGTTGTTTGCATTTTTGAGTTGTTTTTGCTAATAAATCCGCTGCATCATCTATTCTAGAACGTTCGCGAACACAATATTTATTACCATCTTCATCAGATACAATACATTTTAATTGAAACTCAGATAAATTATTAATATACAAGTAAACAATAAGTACAATAATACTAAACAATATAATATATCCTAAAATGTCAAGGTTTTTCATATATAATATAGTAAGTTTTTATCATTTTCGAAGAATTCATAATTAAAAATAATTTAATTATAGATTTATTTAAACTTTGGTACCTAATTCAAGAGGAACTCTGTTAAAATCTCCCTCAATAGTAGATTGGTTCCAAGGACCAGCATCAGCCTTAGTAATTACGGGGTCAGAACGTAATTGTAAATTGGCATTGCGAAGACTTTGTCCGACAGTATCAACACCTACATGTTGTCCAGCCTTTAAAAGGTCAGGTAATACCATGTCACCTTTATTTGCGGTACTGGGGTTCAATGCAGCCCATTGGCTATTTTCATCAGAAGGAAGTAAATCCTTAGGAGTGGCTACCTCTTTTACGCTGTAACCAGAAGGAGATGACTTTTTCTCCTCATCAGCAGCGGGCTTTGCCGCATCAGTTTCTTCCTCTTTCTTTTCCTTCTCCTCGGTGCCATCTTCCATTTTATCAAGAACGCCAGTTTTTCCGTTTGCATACATGACAAGTGCAGCCATTAAAATAAGGAATACAATGAGAATTACAACACGCTCAGTGGTAAAAAATTTTTTCATTCCGTTAAGTACGCTAGTAGTAAATTTGAGAAACATTTTTACTTATATAATAACGATTGATAAATTTATTTGCATGAAATGTTTAATTTAATTGAAAATTAAGAAGAATTATTTTTTCTAAATATTTTATGTTTCTGGATCCATATTTTCAAAATCACTATCGTCTGTATCTGTTGTTTCATCCAACATATATAAATTCTTAATTCGCTTAGCTTCTAAATATGACGAAATTGCTAAATCCCTTGCTACTTTGGCTTTACTCTTTGCTTCCTTATACATTTGATAGTAAACATTATCTTTATTCTTAATAGAAATAGAATTTTGTTCAGGAATTTCATCTAAAGATACGTTTATCTCTTGTAATTCATTTATTTCTTGATTTTCTAAATCTTTTTCATTTTCTAATATCAAATCTTCATTTTTTTCATCTTCGATTGAATTATTTTCAATTAAATTATTGTCTAAAGTTTCTAAAGTATTCTCTGTTTCTTCTGTGGTTTCCTGATTTTCTAAAAGTTTGATATCAGAATCATGAGTATTTTGTTCTTCTGTCTTTGTATCTAATACAATATTTTCATCATTATTTTCGTCTTCAACATCTTCGATTAATACTTCATCGTCCGGATGATTATCTTGTTCACTATGTTTGGTTTCATCATGCTTATCGGGAGTACTAGTTGCTACACCTTCTTCAACATTTTGAATATCTTCTTCATTAACAACATCATTATCGATTGATGTTAAATTTTCTTCCGTTTTCATAGAAATAGCATGATTTGTTTTGAATAAGCATTTTTCAAATAAATTTTCTGGTTTTAGTACCATCATTTGCTTTATTTCAATTTCAATTTGAAAACTTGTCGCTGAACATTTTATCCCTTTAATTTCTAATATAGACATAATATTTACTTTATCATCTACTTGGTCCATATTAATCAAATTTTCATCTTCGTCATAAATCTTTAATAGAGGTTTTCCTAAATTAGTATTAATAACTACTCGAGCAATATAATATTTGCCAGATTTGAAAATTCGTAAAGGTGAAGTAAAATAGTTTTCTATTTCGTGTATTTCCATAGAATCTTCAAACCATTGTTCACGATTTTGATACAACATTTGTTGACAGTGATTTTCTAAATTTTCCATCCATTCAATAAAGTTACTATCTACATTGCTAAACATTAAATCGGTATAATAACGTTTTCCTGCTTTTAAAAAGCCTTGCTTAGTTTTGGATTTTGGTGGTTGTATGTAAAGTGCCTTATTATTCATTGACACACGTATAAAGTAATTGCCTCCAGGTATTTGTACAGGTTTTGCTAACTTTAATTTTGTAAAATCAAAGTTGCTATCAGTATTGTAAATGTCTTCCATTAAAAAATCTTGTGAAAAGAATACAACCGGTATAACGCAAATGTATCGTTTAATATTTAATAATTTTTTATTAATAAATAATAAACTATGACCTTGCAGACTTCATGGATGCATTTTTTTAATGAAAATGAAACAAGAAGGGAATTTATGGAATTATTGCAACCCATAAAAGAGTCTATTTATAATGAAATATATATTTATTTATGGGTAATATGCTTTTATAGTATTATGTTATTTATACTTATTTTAGCAAATTTATTTATGTTATTACATATTTTACATTATGGAAAATATATTCATAATATTTCAGGAAGCATTGATTAAATATTTAATATAAATTTGTATTATACATTATAAATTTTCATAATCACTAATTTTCACGATGTTGTCAGGAAGTGAATGTTTTATATCATCAGAAACTATAGTAAGTTTATGATTTCCTAAAAAAGTGCAAACAGTTGATAGACCACTAATTCCTGCTAAAAAAACATTAGAATATATAAAATCACTTAATACATTTAAAATATTTTCGTTTTTTGAATATACTATATATTTAATATTATGCTTCAATAAGATATTGGTTACAAAATCTGCATTACCATCTGTATGTATATAAAATATATAATCTCTAAAATTATTTATTATTTTTGGTAAAATATTAACAATTTTTTTATTATAATTATTAATTATTTCCCCTCTACCAGTAGTAATTGCATCACCTTGTCTTAAGTGAATTACCACATTTTTTTCACTTAATCTATTTTGTGGTAATTTTTCATTAATAAATAAGGATTTCATTTTTTCTATATTCGCTATATATTTTTCGTATTGACCTTTATTTATTGGAATTTTATTAAAATAATAAGAATTATCTAATGAATACAATGTATCACTATTATAATTATTTGGTATTTTATATACTTCATGTGAATGTATTGTTTTTTCATAATTTATTATTATCTGATTATTATCTTTTATAAACTTTTTTATAATTTCTATAAAATATTCTTTTACTTTTATTGAATTTTCTTCATTTATGTGTTCAAAAGAAAATTTTTTATTAATAAAAGCATATCCATCAAAGTAATAATTATCTACGTTATGAAGAGCCAAACATGATAATAAACCATGTAATTGATGACCAAATCCATCAGTACCATGTTGTATTATAGCAACTTTTTTCATTAATATACATATAAATAAAATATTCTTTATTAAATTAATGAATAATTTAATAAAATTAGGAACTAATTACATTATTTGAATTTTTGCAGATCATATTTATTTTTGTTTTATAGTTTACTAAATGACATTTCTTTATTTTATCTGAATTAAATATCTTACTATAAAGTATAATGGCTGAAACTTGGGTTCAATTTGCAACTAAATATTACCACCAACAAAAAAAATCAAATCCTGATTACAAATTTAAAAACGCATTGAAAGATGCCGCACCTTTATTTAAGAAAGATGATAAGAAAGTAGAAAAAACCACGAAACCAGTGAAAGAAAAAAAAACTGCTAAAAAAGGTAAGAAAGGGACCAGAAGTAAGAAAAATTAAAAACGAAAATTGGGTATATATTTTCCAAATAAAGGTCTACCGTCATAGTAATACTTTTTTATTTGTTTTTGTCTCCACTTTTCTTGTTTTATCATAGCTGGTGTAGAAACTCTTCTAATATATTGAGAAGTAATCAAATATTTGTTTATTGTGTTATCCATATAATACAATAATATATATCTTTTTATATGAACGACAAAATTAATAATAAGGAAGAATTTATAGAAAATATTAGAGAATGGGTAATGTTAGATAGTCAAATGAAAATAATAAACGAAAAAACTAAAAAGATACGTAATCGAAAGTCAGAAATAAATACTAAAATTTGCGATTTTGCAAAAAATAACAACTACCATCAAAAAATTACTATTAGTGACGGACAGTTAAGTTTTTATGAAAAAAAAGAATATTCACCGTTAACTTATGGTTATGTTGAAAAGTGTTTAGGCGAACTTATTAGCGATAAAAAACAAGTAGATTATATAATTCAATATGTAAAGGAAAATCGCGATATACAGGTAAATTGGGACATTAAAAGAAGTTATGACAAAAAACTTTCGTTAGAAAATTAATATAGTTCTATATAGTATAATTATGAAATACAGTTCTTCTGACATAGAAAATAATATATTTAAGCAAAATATAAGTGGTTTCCATTGTGGAACTCCTATAAATACGTTGTTACAAGAACAAGCAGCCACTTTTCAACATGGCCGTTTTATTGTTCCTAAACAACATGAACGCTTTCAAGATTTAGTAGCACCAAATGGATTATTAATAAGGAATGAATCTATGCTTCAAAAAGGAGGAGGTTTAACTATAAAAGAGATTAATGATAATGTCATAAAACATGATGTATTTGATAATATGTTAAATAATGTATGTCTTAAAAAAAAGAAAAATACCAGTAAAAAAAATAAAAAACCAACAAAAAATCGAAGTTTCAAATTTTTTTCATAAATAAATAATTGTTATTACTTATTTATTTATTTATTTATTTGCCTTTTTAGTGCGATTAAATTTATTTTTTTTACGACTTGTTTTTGTTTTTTTCTTTCCACCTTCTTTTATGTCTTCACCTTTTAAAGCATCTACAATAGTAGTTGGTGTTTCTTCTTTTTCTTCGTTCTCCTCTTCTTCATCTTCATCTTTATCTTCTAATGGATTAATGAAACGATCTAATAGATTATAATATTCCTCTTGAATTATAAATTTACCCTTGAATTTCGAGAACTTACTAACGGTTATTGTTTTTTCAAGTAAATTTTCTTTTTCATCACTATTTTCGTCTAATTTTGGTACACTGATTTCACTATCATCTTCAGATTCTTGTTTTTTATCTATAGGAGTATACATCTTGTATTTAAATTCTCCACCGTTAAACAAAATCTTTTTATGTTTATCAAATGTAGGTAACTTATTTAATTTTTTTTCTATTTCATTATCTATATTTACAAACGTTAAATCGACTAATGATTTTTGAAGATATGCACTATATAATTTATCCATAATATACATATATTTTTGAGAGGTACTTATTTTGCAAACAACATCTTCAGTATTAGAAATAATTTCATTTAAGTCATCCAAGTTTGTTTCAAGAATACTTATTTTTTCATCATTAGCCTTTGCAGTAATTGATTTAGATTGATTTTCAAAAATAGAAAGTAGATTACTTTTTTCTTCGCCTTTCTTGACAAATTCTTCCATGCAAACTTTAAAAACCAAATCTAATAACTTACGTATTTCTTCGTGAGAGTTTTTATTACATTTTATAAAATCACCCATATAATCAGTCAAAAAGATGACTATTTCTTCTGCTTCACTTTTTTCTAGTTTTTTCATTTTTTCAATAGGTTCTTGTAATTTCTCATCATTCTTCAATTTATCTTCGTATTGTTTGTCATCTGGTTCAACTGAACCTTTATATGGTTCACTACTACTTAACAATTTGTTTTGTAGACCCGATGGAATACCTAATGCTTGGGCTTGTTCCTCTGCTTGTTTTTTTGCTTCTTCTGCTTGTTCCTCTACTTGTTTTTTGGCTTCTTCTGCTTGTTCCTCTGCTTGTTTTTTTGCTTCTTCAACTTGTTCTTCTGCTTGTTTTTTGGCTTCTTCTGCGTCTTGGCTGGCTTTTAACAAATCGTCAGTTGGGTCTCCTCCGTCTTGACTATCAGTAGGTAAATCGTTAGGATTGTAATGTAGCAGAAAATTAGTCAATAATTCTTCATTTTTTTCAACTATTTCTTTTACCCTTTGAATAAACATTAATTTAATTTCTTCTCGAGCAAATATTACATCTTCACTTTCACCATAATTTGTTTCTAAACCACTACAACCATTTGTATCAGGTTCTTCTTTACGTATATATGCACAAATTCTCCTTATAAATCTATTAGATGGAATAATAAAACTATATGTAGGCATCTCCTGTACTTGTTCATTAAATGATAACAACATTTTTGCTTTGCAAGCTTCATCTATATAATCACTTACCGCTTTACTCATTATATATTCGTTTGATATATAATGATAAAAAAATTGATAAATCTATACAACTAAATTTATAGAATAAGATGATTAATAAAGAAATAAGTTATTATATTTACCCGAAAAAAAATCTATCTTTTAGCAAAAACCAAGAGGTAAAAGAAAGAAAAGAAATAAAAGAAATTGAAAATGTAAAAGAAAAAGAAATCATTCAAAATGATTTTACTAAAGTGGAAATAGAACCAATCCGTATACGTAAACATTCAATATCTCATAGTGAAAAAGAAAACAAAACAAAAAAAAAGAGGAACGAATCTTCGAATTTAAATAAAAAACAAATGTGGAATATCTTTGATAATGACAAAGATACATTGAATGAGAAAAAGGTAGAATGTGTATACTCTACTCCTAAAGAAAATAATCTATGTCATGCTTGTAATTCTTATTTAGTAATAATGGAAGACGGATTTCCAACATGCATAAATGAAAAATGTGGAATCATATACAAAGATATTTTAGATTATTCACCTGAATGGAGATATTATGGTGCAGATGATAAAAACACAAATGATCCAACACGTTGTGGAAATCCAATAAATCCACTTTTAGTACAATCTTCATTCGGATGCAAAGTTCTTTGTAATAATCATTCTAGTTATGAAATGAAAAAAATTAAAAAATGGCTTGACTGGCAATCTATGCCTCATAAAGAAAAATCATTATATGATGAATTTCAGTTTATTACAACTATGGCACAAAATGCAGGAGTACCAAAAATCTTTATTGATGATGCAATCGCCATTCATAAAGATATTTCTGAACAAAAAATGTTTAGAGGTCTAAATCGAGATGGAATAAAAGCAGCGTCAATATATATTTCATGTCGTCAAAATGGATGTCCTAGAACAGCACACGAAATTGCAGAAATTTTTCACTTAGATAAAGCAAGTGCAACAAACGGTTGTACGATGGCGGTAAATATACTTCATAATATAGAACGAAATGAAGAAAATAGTAATCAATCAAAATTATGCATTACATTGCCTAGTTCGTTTATCGAAAGATACTGTAGTAAACTTAAAATGAATGCTGAATTAACAAAGCTATCAATGTTCATTGCAAAGAAAATAGAAAAATTAAATTTAATAACTGATAATATCCCGCATGCAATTGCAGCAGGAATAGTATACTTTGTTGGAAATAATTGTAATTTGGAAATAACAAAACAGGATATTAAAAATGTAAGTGGAGTGAGTGAAGTCACCATAAATAAATGTTTCAAAAAATTGGAATTTAAAAAAATAGATTTATTACCCAAAGCAATTATTCAAAAATATAAATGCGTTATAGATTAGACATAATATTAATAAATATTTTAGTATAATGGATCTCGATTAATTTTAATACAATACAGAATAACTTTTATTTTTTGATGTATTTTTCTACATGATTCGCATGATTGTAAATGTGTTTTTTCTTTTTCGAGACAACTGTAATGATAGTAATTATTACTTGATTCACAATGAATATATGAATCATCTTCTATTGGTTTACTGCATATCGTGCATAATTTTTCTTGTTGAATATATTCTTTCTCTGTATCTAATTTTGAAAAAAAAATTCCCATATAAAAATAAATTACATTTTATTTTTATAAGAATAGTCTATAAATGGAGAATGAAAATATCACTTATACCTTCGAAAAGGATATTTCCATTCCAAAAATGATATTTATTATTCCATATCGAGATAGAAAGAATCATTTAGATTATTTTCAAAGACATATGAAAACTATTTTAGAAGATTTTCCAAACGAAGATTATGCGATTTATTACTTACATCAATGTGATAGAAGAAATTTTAATCGAGGTGCCATGAAAAATATTGGCTTTTTATATGTTAAGGAAACATATCCAAATGACTATAAAAATATTACTTTAATATTTAATGATGTAGACATCATGCCAAAGAAAAAGAATATAATAAATTATGAGACATCCAATAAAAATATCAAACATTTTTATGGGTATAATTATACCTTAGGTGGAATAGTATCCATTAAAGGTAATGATTTTGAATTATTGAATGGCTTTCCGAACTATTGGTCATGGGGGTATGAAGACAACGCTTTGCAACAAAGAGCTAAAACTAAGAATATAAATATTGATAGAAATCAGTTTTATAGAATTTACGATGATAATATTATACATTTAAATGAAACAACTATAAGAACTGTAAATAAAGGTGAATATAAAAAATATGTGGATAAGGTTAATGATGGCATAAATAGTATAACAAACTTAAAATATGAATATGATATTGAAACAAATTTTATAAACGTATTTGAATTTAATACACCGCATTTACCAAACACCAGTTTAAATAAAGAATATGATTTAAAAAATGGAAATACTCCATTCAAAATACGCGTAAATCCTAGAATGAAAATGGCTATAAATTAATTGGATTTGCTTCAAATATCTTATATGTTATTCCGATTTCTGTTTTAGTTTCCCATATACCTGAAATTTTAATAATATATTTTTTGGATTTTTGATTAAATCTATTTGTTGTATTAATTTTTATAAATCCATTAAACAACTGTTTGTTTAGCAAATTGCATTTTTTTAGTTTTTTTCTATGGTAATCCATATAATAATTTAATAAGTTATCTTCTAATTTAGAAAAATATTTCACAACATTCAAGTTACTTGGTGAATATGCGTCAAATTTAATACCTAATGTATTATTCTCATTTAATATTAACTTCGGTTCTATTGGCAGAAAAAATAGTAAGCAACTCATTGTATTCCATTGTGATAGATAACTAATTTTTGTAAAATATCCTTCTAATACAATATTTTTTTTATAATCCATTAATGCTATATTTTTCATATGAAAGTTATGATTATCTATAATAAAGTTCATGATATAATATTTAACAAATATTATTTATTAAGTTTTCAATAAATAATAATTCTATATATATATATTATAGTTTTATGTCAGCAATAGTACAAATGAATAATAAACCTTTTGTTCAATGGAAAGGACAAACTTTTGATCAAATCCATTCTATCGTTCGTAAAAATGATTTATCGAATTATAGTTTAATTGGTGATAGGTCAAAATTTAAGGCTCAACCATTGAAATTATACCGTAGAGAAATTGTCACGCAAGATGTAAAAATATGCAATCCTAGAACATCATTGAAAGTTGATATTATGAACCAACCTAATGGTACAATTAATAATAGTAGCAGTCTTAATCAAAATGGTTTAGCAAATATTAAAGAAGATGGTGTAGCCAATAACAGTTGTGCAACATACGAAAATTGTAGTGTTGTTACATCAGCCGAAGAGAATGCAAGAAGAAGAGTTCGAAGCAGTGGAATGATTAAGAAGAAATATGATAGTTCTAGGAATAGTGATAATTATTATACTACATCCAAACAATATTTAGATAGTAGAGGGTTAACTTTTGAAAAGAATCAATATAATTATATACGTATGGGCGATTCTGCTAGTAAACCAGGTTCTAGTTTAGCATCTGGAAATTTATATGCATCTCATGGTTTAACATATTGTAAAAAATACTTTATATCTGAAGCTTCTTCTTTTCAATATATTTGGATAGATAATACAACTGTTACAGTAGATATACCTATTGGTCATTACTATTTAAGTGAAATTAATGATTTATTAAAGTTGAAAATGATAGAAAAAAATCATTTTTACATGAAAAATCAATTTGGTACAAGTAATTTTGCATATAGCAACAATGATGCTATGACTTTTTTATTAAATATATCCTATAATAACGATACAGGTTTAATCGAGCTGCAAACTTTTCGAACTGACAATATTATACATTCTATAGAAACATACACAATTCCTGCTGATGCAACTTGGACTAGACCAAATAACAGTGGAACAAAATTTCCACAATTTATAATTCAAAATAATAACATACAGATGGCATTTGGTATAAGTAATGGAAATTATCCGGTTAGTCAAACAGCAAATACAGGTGTATTGTTTCAAACATTTAATTCTCAAACTGAGCCTGGTTTAAAACCAAGATACAAAAAACTATATTATAAACCAAATAATCCACAATTTGCTACACAGGGAGCAGTATCTTCTAGTGATTTAGTTACTCGTAAAAGATATAATACAATAACTGATTCTGCAGCATCTTTTAGAAATGCATTGGGACAATCTGTAAGCAACGCTCTTGCATATGGTGTTCCTGCTAATGGATACACATTAAAGGATAAAATTGGTTATCCTATTAAAAAAACACCTACTTTTAATAAATACAATGAAGAAATGTTAAAATGTGATGTACGTACATTAAAAAATGCTATTTAAATATAGTTTCATTTGCTTGAGGTAAAAAAACATTATAAGGTATTTGAAAACGAGTACACCATTGAATACATTTCTGAATATTATTTCTAATTAATAAGTCAATCTTTTCTTGATTATGTTTATTGTCGATTAACATAATTGTTTGATAAATATTTTCAACTTGTTGTTGTCCAAAAATAGCATTATATTCTTCTAATTTTGTTATAAATAAATTAGCTACTGGTACAGATAAGAATCTAAATATGTTTGTCACTTCTTTTGTAGGTGTGATCATTTTTTCAAATGCACGATAAATAAAAGGATAATATGATTCAGAAGATTCGTATAAAAATCCTTTGCAAATGATATATTTTTCAGAGTTAGCATATCGGCTTGTATTAGGTTTAGATATATATACTTTTTCATAAAAAGATGATAGTATATATAATATATCAATCGAATGATTCATAAAACAATCAAATATCTTTAAAACAAATGTGCCGTTTTTCTTTTGTAATATTAAAGCATAACATATTTGTGCGAATAACAGTTTTGCAATGTTTATTTCTTGTTTATTAAAATCCATTGAAAAATCAAACCCTCCGTCTGCAGTGACTAAATTCATAGTACTGCCATAAGTTTCTTTACAAAAAATAAAATTTTCCATTGTTAATATATTACCAGTATTATCACTGCCGGTTTCAATATATACATTTTTGTGGTCTTTTAAAAATTGCTGTGATTTTTTCCATGCAGGAATATTTGGGTCATTTTGGTCATCTAATAAAGAAATGCCTATATATATATCTTCTTCTTTGTTACGTACATTAGCAATTGCTTCTATAAAACCCCCTGGTCCTTCAGCCAAATGAAATGTGCGAATATTTTGAGACTCAAAATTAATTTTAAATGTATGAATTATTTCAATCATCTTAAAATAAGACCTAGATAACGGTCTATACTTTGAGACACTCTTCTTTTTTGCAGGTATAATACCATGTACATATTCATATGGGTTCGTATATTTTTTAAATAAATCCCAATCTTTTTCTATTAATTCTAATTTTTTCTTAATTTCATATAAATAATGTGCCAAAGAAGTAGAAATAACAGGTTCTATTTTTTCACTTGTATCTATACAATCAATGAATTGATGTATTATATGATTAGTTCTAGGTAACAAATAATAACTCATAGAAATATAATCGATACTATATTTCTAGATAAATGTTTATATGATTTTCATAGAATCAGTAAATAATTAATATATTCTCTTTAATTTTTCTTCTTCTATTTTATCTTCATTCAATAAATAAGTGTAAATTATATATAAACCAGAACCAATTAATAAACCAGCTAAATTACCATACATAAATTTTAAATTTACGTAATTCATGTTAACTAAATATGAACCTAGATAAATTCCAAGCAATGACCCAAATACAACAAACAAAGCAATTATTATGGTAGTATATGTAATATTTCCTTCGTTATAATATAACATAACGCCTGGTAAACTTTGTGGTAAAAGTTGCATAATTAGAGAAATACCTACAGATTCTTGTAAAGTTAATCCACTATATATTAAAAGAGGTATCGTTAACATTCCAGCACCAACGCCGACTATACCCATAGATATCCCACTTAAAGCGCCAATTAAAAAATATAAAATCATTCTTAATAAAGTTAATCTTACCATTATATATTATGTATATATAATGTTAATTGAATAAATTAATTATTAGTCTTCATTAATCAATAATTTTTTTTTTGTTTTTTTAATTTTTGGTTTTTTTATAGGTCCGTCTGTATCTTCATCTTGATTTTCTTTCTTAATGTCTTCTTGTTTTGATTCGTTTTCTTTTTCATCTTTCTCTTGTAAAGATTGAACTTCATATTCTTCAGATAATTGACTTTGTTTTTTTAACAATGATTCCATTTTTTTTGCATCTACATTTCGTACTTTTTTAAATACAAAATATCTATTCATAAAAGATATTCGTTTTTCTTCCGGTGACATAAATACTGCATCTTTATAATCAGATTGCTTTCGTTTATCGATTTTAATTTCTTTTTCCATTTCATCATATAGAGTACGGAACATTCCAGTTGGTTCTGGTAATTTCATTTGAACGCATTCTTCCTGAGTTATTAAAACAAAACCATAGTCCTCCATTAGACGTGTAAAATATTCAAAATTAACAAGATATTCACGAAATACTTTATTGATGGTTTCTTGATAGACATTAATACCGTATCCTAAACTTAATTCATCATCTGGAAAACCAGTTTGGTCATATGTTTTTGTCAATTCAAATATTTTTCTATCATTTTTAAATATTGAAAAACCTTCATCTTTTTTCTTGTTCCTGAGTAAATTAAATACGGTTTTTCCATCATAACAAGTACCTATAAATTTTCCGTTCACCTTAGTACATTCATTAAGGTTTCTTAAAAAGGAGTGTAGAGAATGTTCATTTTCGAAGAAATAATGTAAAGCGAATTGACAAGAACTTATTTGAAATCCAGATTCTGCTAATCCGTAATTCTTATATACACCTTTGCCTATAATACTAGGGTCCTTTGCTCCTGTTCCAAAGACTGCCTTTGATATTTGTTTATCTTTTTCTGTATAATAAGCATCTCCTTTACGTATATTTTTACCGGTGTCACCATGTAAGAACAATGCATTTGGTATTTTATGAAACTTTTTACTAGCTTTTAAATATCTAGCACAAGCCCCATTTAATTGATTCATTATATTATCTTTGGAAATATCAACACCAAATACAAATTTTAACTTAGAACGTATCCATTTTGGTAAATCTCCAGCCATTCCCACTGCATAATCAATTAATGTATCCCCTCTATTCGAAACCCCTTGAATTAATTTTAATTTCACAAATAAATTATGAAAATCACGCAACCCTTGTGTAGAACTTTCTTTTTTAGTACGATTATAATAAACATCTTCATTTTCTTCTATGTCAGGTATATTTAAACCAGTACCAATCATCTCATCGGTAATTGGATGATGAATAGATTGCCAATTACTATTTGCAACGTGATATGCATTACCATAATTGCGTTCACCTTTTCTTAGTTCGGCTGTTTTATCATATCTTACTCGAATTGGTTTCCATCTCCAACCAGGTTCATTATTCATCTCATACTTAAATTCGACTATCATATCTTCTTCAAAGTATTCTCCTTCTTCTGTTGTCATGTAAGACTTTGTTCCATCTTCTTTTAAAAATATATTGCATGTAGAAGCATTCAAATCAGAAGGATTTGTAGGTTGAAAAGGTACAGGTTGATAATTATCTTCGTTATCAATGTCATCAGTACTTGAAATTGTATCTTGAATCATATCATTAAATGGATTCAAAAATCCATGCTTCTTTTCACTAAACCCACAACGCAATATAAGAGATTTATATTGAATAACATTTTGTAATCCTTGCATGTTTGTACCATCTTGAAATATATTATGTACTTCATCTTTCCCAGTTTTATCTTTCTTAACAGATACTAAAAAGTCAACAGTATTATACTGAGGAGGTTTCCATTTAAAGGAATAATCCCAAGTATATTTTTTTAATGGTCCTGGTAGTCCACCTAATGTATTTCCCGCTACAGGTAATCTTGCTGGTGTAAAAATCAAACCATCTGTATTATATTCAAATAAACCATCTTTTTCATTTGACAAAATTTTAGAGCAACCTTCAAAAATGCTTGTTTCATCACTATCTTGATAAAATTCTTTGCATTTAATGAGAATTGGTAAATTTTTTTCATTATCACCTTTATTCGCCTCTGCATCTGATTTTTCAATAATTGATTTTGGTTTTAAGTCACTAATAAATTCGTATAAAGTATCGAGACGAAAGAGTTTTTCTTCTTTTTTTTCATTATTTTCTTTTTCTTGTTCTTCTTTTTCAGCATCATTTGTTTTTACAAATTCTAACTCGCGAGTAGATTTCTTTTTTTTATAATATATATCAAATGCTGCATAGATGTTTAAGAGTTTACCTTGTTTATCATATACTATATGTTCACCATCTAATAATGATTGGAAATATTCCTTTTTTTGTGTTTTCATACCTGTGAATAATACATTCATATTGGTATCAATCATATAAAGTTTACCATTTTCAGAAATATATAATAATTTACGTTCACCATCAGCCTTATCTGTGACAGTATAATTTTTTCTAATATTTGCGACATTATTATTTTCTCCATTTTCAACTATATTTTCCATTTGCAAAGTATAAGAACTTGGACCTATGAAATCTTTCGATTGCATTTTACGCGGTACAAATTCTGGACCATGAATTAATTGCATATATTCAATCAAAATGTTATTACATTCATTATAAGAAATAGGATAAGGTGTTCCTTGCAACCCTGATAATACAATGCGAATACATTTTCGAATAGCATTCATTAACTTGGAAGGAGTATTATAGTCAGTATTTATACCAACTTTTGTATTGTCTACTTCTATTTCAATTTCATAATGTTCTACATTATTAAATACATCTGCTTCTTGTATAGTATATTTTGGCACTGTAACCTTATTCATTTTCTTAGAATTTCTAACAATACTTAAATCAAAGAACAATGGGTATTCATCATGATAAAAACGAACGCGGTTCATCGCGCGAAACAACTTTAAAGAGTCTTCCCATTTTGATAAAATGTCTCTCGCTAAATAAGTACTTGGATGGTAATCTTGTTCACTCTGGTAAGAAACACGTAAATTAAAATCTTCCATATCTAATTTTTCAATTCTCTGTCCACTACTTGTAGTTGCTGGTATTTTTTGAGTAAACTTGATTTCACCAAAGGCAGTGGAAGGCATGTTAATTAATTTTTGTAAACTATTTGTTTTACAATATTCTTGTATTAAATCACTACCATTGATTTCAGCACGAACGTTGGAAATTCTTTTTTTACCTGTATTTTTATCCAAATATTCATTATTAATGCGGAGCATTTGATGTCCATATACATTGTCTGTCTTAAATCCATTAGAATACAAATGTTGCACAACATTGTCATAATCAATCTTAGAAATAGGACGAGCTATTTTTGGATTAGTACCAAAACGTATTTCCAGTTCTTTTATTTTATTATTATCTTTAATTGCTGGATTACTTTCTAAATAATGTTGAATAATTGATTCGAACATCTGTTTCTTTTGAACTGGAGTTTTTTCAGGACTTTTTTCTTCAGTTTTTGCATCCATAATATATTATTTCGTATATAGTAAAATAATATATTATTTCTAATTCATTTGTTATCAATTTTTAATACCATTTAATTAATTTGGTTATTTCATCATATTTTTCTTGTTTTTTCATTGGTCTGTCTTCCAAATCGATATCTAACTTTTCAGCAATTTCATCAAGTTCTGATACCTTATAGCTACTCAAAGCTTTAAGTGGACGAATATGATTTTCAATACAATATTTATCATTATATAGTTCAAGATACTCTTCTAATGTTAAGTTATCATTTAATAAAGTATATTGTTCTTGCTCATTTTTTTGCAATAATACAATTGTATTTTCAAAATTTTCATTTTCTGTAAATATTTTTAAAAAACATTTTTCGTTAGGGTGCATAATAACTATGTTAAGTTGAAAATAAAACGCATAGACATAAAGTACATAAATAGACGTTTTTTTAATTTCTGTCATAAGGTCAGAAATAATTTCCTGTACCATGGCTTTTGTAATGCGAATATTCACACTTTTCAATAAATGTGTATTATCTTTAATATAATTACATACTTTTTTTTGTAAATCCATCTGACGAGACCCGTAATGATTTTGTATTTCTAAATATTCTTGATATCCATGCTTTGCAATAAAAATACACCAAAACAAACTATCTTTTTGCTTTGGTTGTATGTATTCTTCTTTTGGTGTTTCTTCAAATTCTTCTTGTTCATCTTCTTCTTCTTCTTGAATTTGTTCTTCATTCTCAATCAAGAAACGTTTTTTCAAATGACTTGTTAGCATGAAATTAGAAATACTTTCAATAATATTAGAAAAAATTATATTTTTAGGTTCAAATAACAATTGCTGTATGTACGCTGCCATTATTTCGATATACTATATGTTATATGCATATTGTCTTTATCTTCTTTTTCTACAAAATATGAATTAATAAATTCTTGTTTTTGATATTCTGTTGTAATTAAATTGTCTTCTTGCTCTTTCATGTATTTTAAATAATCATGAATTTCACTTAAAATTTTTTCATCTAAGAATGTCATATTAACAAAAACACCGCTCTTATTTTCATTTATTTTACACATATTTTTAGATAAAATCTTTAAAATTTCTATTTGATGATGTTTATCTAAGGATTCTACTTGGTTTTTTAATTCTGTTAACTGTTTGACTTTATCCATTTACCTTTTTTAAACTAATTTGTTTATATAGTTTTTTATACAGTATTAGTATACAATGACTACTTACACTTCAACCAATGAATTATTTCGTTATACAATTGATAATGAAACATCATATCAAATTACATCTGAAGATTATGCTATCATACTTGCATCGTTTAATAAGTGGGATAGTTTAGTTACACAAAATGAAAGATTCACTAATACATATACTATAGATGTTAGTTTTAGTATAGCATCGTTAGGTAATGGAATATTAGGAGGAGCACAAGTATTAACTGCATACTATTTTGATACATATACATTTGGGAATTCATATACAGCCAACGGAAATATTAAAATGAATGAATCTTACATGTCTTATTTAAGAACCTCGATTCGCAGTGATAACCAAAGTGCATTATATCATGTTCTATTACATGAAATTGGTCATATTTTAGGAATAGGTACATATTGGAATATGAATGGTTCCCCTGTATCTAGTTACAGTGATAATGGTGTTACAAAATATTATTATACCGGTGAAAACGCTTTACGTGAATATAAATCTTATATTCCTGAAATTTCTCATACTATTATTGGTTTACCTATTGAAGATAATGGTGGAAGTGGTACACAAAATGTCCATCCAGAAGAAGGCAAAGAAGGAACAGCATCGTCTGATAATCGTTATATAAACGGTTATTTTCATCCTGGTTTGGATAATGAATTAATGAGTGGATGGATGGAAAGTTTTCCATCAAGCACCCCATTAAGTCGCATATCTTTAGGTTTTCTAGAAGATATGGGTTTTGGTGTAGATTATAATCAGGTAGATAACTTTGAAATTAATCTAGAAGAAAATTATATTAAGAATATATATAACATGTCTAATTGGTTAGATTTATCAAATAATGCAAACACATTAAAATCATCTTATGTTTCTGGTTTTGTTGATATTAAAGGTGGCAATTTACGTACTCGTGATTCAACAGACCATTTAATGATTGCTGGAGATGCAAGCTTTAATCAAAAAGTGTATATTGGAGGAGATATATCTTGGAATCCAAGTAATTTAGCAAATAATAGTATTCCTATTTCTGCTGTAGATTCTTTAATTGAAACTAGTACATTTGATTTCACAATTGAGAAAAAAACACTAGATAACAATACTGGTGATTCTGTAACTACTACCACTATTGCTGGTGGATACTATTATAAAATTGGGAAATTTGTATACGTCACCTATCCCAGACTTACAATAGCCAATTTAAATAGTGGAACAGGTTGTGCTTTACATTCTGTTTCTTTGCCTTTTGCTGCTGCACAAAAATCATCAGGTACGTGCATGGGAGCAGGAATAAATGGAGTTTTACAAGGAACAGAAAAAAATCATGGAATACCCACCTTGACATGTAGTCAAGGTGCATCTAAAATAAATACAGAGTTTTTAATACATTCTGAAGTAAACGTTTATAATCCATTATTAAGTGTTTCAGGTGATTACCTGGATATAACTTTCAATTATATCGCACAATAAAATACAAAAATTGATTTAATATTAATGGATAAATATATATTAATATTGACTACTAACATGCTAAGAACACGTTATTTAATTTTCGACGTAGAGACTACTGGTCTTTTGCCACGGGCAAAAAAAAACGGACCAGTCATACCTATATCTGATTATCCATATATTTTACAATTAAGTTTTGCTATTTACGATAGTTCTCAAAAGAGTGTGATACAAAAATATGATTCCTATGTGAAAATTCCAAATGAAGTCGAAATTTCATCGGTAGTTCAAAGCATTACCGGTATTAATAAAGAAGTTATTCAAGAAAAAGGAAAGCCAATAGAGGAAGTACTCGAAAAGTTTTATGAAGCATATGTGTTTTGTCATGGATTAGTGGCTCATAATATGGAATTTGACGAAAAGATGATTTTGGTAGAGCTTGAACGAAACCGAGATACAATTATGGCTCTTGCGCCTTATTGCTTTCATACTTTTAATTCTACGTTTGAATCTGTTCATGGTATTCAACGATTTTGTACTATGAAAAAAGGAACAGACCTCTGCAATATTATGGTAGAATCCAAAATGCCAAATGGAAAGCCTCGCAAAAAATGGCCAAAATTAAATGAATTGTACCAACATCTATTTCCTGGTCAAAAAGTAGATGGATTTCATAATTCCATGATTGACGTTTTGGCTTGTTTGCGATGCTTTGTAAAAATGAAATATAATTATGATGATACGAAAATTCTATAATAAATAATAAATAACTTGTTTTATTATTTATTTGTATATTTGTTTATTTTTTATTTTTTCTGGTTTTGCGAGTCTTTCTAGCTTTCTTTGTTTTTGACTTTTTACTTTTGGAAGCCTTCTTTTTTCCTTTTGTATTCGTCTTTTTCTTTTTAGTTGCACCACCCTTTTTCTTCTTCTTCTTGCCTCCTTCTAGTTCTTCGTCTTCTTCTGCTTCATCTGCAAATGCATCTCCTTGTTCCATTGGTTGTGTTTCTTCAGCCTTTGCCTTAAGTTTATTTTTTAATTGTTCCATATCCATAGTATCGTCGAATTCACCAATATGTTTTTTTAATTCTTCTTTTTCATTAGCCATATTTTCTCCTACAACTTTTGTTAATTCTCCATCCTCAGCAATTTCTTTCTCTTTTAAAACTTCTTTTATGCTTTCAATGCTACTTTTAATTTTTTCATTCGTTTCCTCCACAACTTCCTCTGAAGTTTTGCTATCTAATTCATCTAATCCTGTTTTTAATTCTTCTAATTTACCTACTATGGAATCTTTTACTTGTCCTCCATAATGATTTATATAATGATGTATATAATAACCGAGTGAAGACACTATAGTCATGCCTAACGCTGTTTTGGCATATGGAAGCAAATTTAAAGTAATATCTATTAAACTCGATATTAAACTTAAAGGATTTGAACTCAACGCTATCTCACCAATTACATAATATTTAAAAAAACTGAGAATACGCTTATCTATCATAGATTTCAAAAAGTCATCAATACAATTATCTTTATTGGATAACATTTCAGACAACTTCATAGCACCTTTTAAAATAGTTAAAATTTGTTCATAAGCCAAATTTGGAAGGTCTTTAATAACCAAACCTAAAATTATGTATAAGTAAGGAGTCGCCTCTCGTCCTTCTTCAGGTGAACCACCTTTATATAGGGGGCGGGGCTTACCCCGATCTTTTTCATCCCGAGAATACTTTTTTTTTTCTTCCGGCTTTATGCTTTCGCCAACATCCTTTTCTTCCAGCTTTATTTCTTCCGTCTTTATATTTTCGTCACCATGCATTGGGTTATATTTTTCTGAGTAAGAATGTATATATTCTTCAGGTGAACCACCAAAAAGTCCTTCATTTTCTTTAACTTTTTTTGGGTCAGATTCTTCTGCACCAAGTTCGTCTGCATCAAGTTCATCTGAGCGTCTTTTACGGTCAACTCCTTTGTCTTCATCCATAGGTTCTACATCTTCATTCACAGATTCTTCTGCAACATCATCCATCGGTTCTGCAACTGTCAATCCTGCATCTTCATTTAAATTTAATTTTTCTGCAAATACAGTCAATAAGGAATCTATATCTTGTGCCGTTTCATCTTCTGGTAGTTCTAACATAGTTTTTCCTGTCTCAAAATCTTCGGGTGTGCAACTCATTTTAAATAAATCTTCTGCCAAGTTATCAATTTCTTCTTCAGTAACTGATTGATTGCACTGTTCTGTAAGTTCTGGAATTAATTTTTCTTTCATGCGACGAGTAAGAACTCCATACTCCATTAATTTTTTTTCAATGCATTCTTTTTTTTCTGGATCCATTTTAAATTAATATAATATACGTTAAGATTTTTATGCCGAGCACATTTCACAAATCTCATCTTCTACCCCTTCTCCTAAATTATTCGAGTTTTGTACTTTTTCTGGCTCAATCGTAAATTGTTGAGCTTGATGACGTGCTCGTCTTCGTAGATAATAAATCCCTGTTTTCAATCCCTTAGACCAAGAATAAAAATGCATTGATGTCAAGTTATTATAATTTGGGTCTTCCAGCCACAAATTCAAACTTTGACTTTGACAAATATACATACCTCTATCTGCGGCCATATCAATTAGATTTCTCATGGGTATTTCCCAAACAGTTCTATACTTTTCACGTATATGTTCAGGAATCATATCTAAATGTTGAATAGAACCATCGTTGGCAATAATATTATTTTTAATTTTATCATTCCATAAATCTAATTTTAATAGGTCTCGCATCAAATATTTATTTGCTAAAATAAATTCACCAGCTATTGTTCGTCTACTATAAATATTACTAGTAATTGGCTCAATACATTCATTATAACCCAGAATTTGTGATGTAGATGCAGTAGGCATTGGAGCCATAAGTAATGAATTACGCAAACCATATGTTTTAATGCTTTCTTTTAGTTTATCCCAGTCATAACGTCCATGAATTGGTGTAGTATTCCATAAATCAAATTGTAATTCACCCCTAGATGCAGGTGAACCTTCGAATGTACTATAACTACCTACTATTGTTTTCCTCTCATCCATATCGTTCCATTTATTTTTTTCATAATCATTAAATAAATTATAAACAGTAGTATTCAAAACAACTTGGTCATATCGTTTTTCTTTCACTTCGTTATATCGCTCTATAGCAATTTCATTAGAACTTTCTAAGGCTGCATGATAAATGGTCTCAAAAATCATTTTATTTAATTCTTTTGCTTTATCTGATGAAAAAGCCAAATCTAATTGCATAAATACGTCTGCTAATCCTTGTACACCGATTCCAATGGGACGATGTTTCATATTACTGCGTTTAGTTTTTTCAGTAGGATAAAAATTTACATCAATAATGCGATTCAAATTGAAAGTAACAATCTTAGCTACTTCGTGTAATTTATCATAATTATAAAACAGACTTCCATATTCATTCGTCTCAACAAATGCAGGTAAAGCAATACTGGCTAAATTGCAAACTGCGGTTTCATTACCGTCGGAATATTCGATGATCTCGGAGCATAAATTACTTGATTTAATTGTTCCTAAATTTTTTTGATTTGACTTACGGTTGGCTGCATCTTTATATACTAAGTATGGAGTTCCGGTTTCCATCTGTGCATCCATAATTTGAAACCAAAGATCACGCGCTTTCATTGTCTTTCTTCCCTTTCCTTCATTTTCATATTTCGTATAAAGTTCAACAAATTCATCTCCATACACATCAGCTAATCCTGGACATTCGTCTGGACACATTAATGTCCATTCACCATCATTTTTCATACGCTGCATAAATAAATCTGATACCCAAAGAGCATAAAATAAATCTCGGGCTTTTAGTTCTTCATCTCCATGATTTTTTCGCATTTGCAAAAACAATTCGATATCTGCATGCCATGGTTCTAAATAAATAGCAAAACTACCATTTCGTTTTCCTCCTCCTTGGTCTACATATTTAGCTGTGTTATTAAACACTTTTAACATAGGAACAATACCGTTAGACATACCATTGGTTCCTCGAATATGACTTCCAGATGCTCGCACATTATGGATGTGTAACCCAATGCCTCCAGCCCATTTAGAAATCAAAGCACATTCCTTTAATGTATTGTATATTCCTTCAATTGAATCACTTTCCATTCCCAACAAATAACAAGAAGATAATTGTGGGTGAGGAGTTCCTGCATTGAATAGAGTTGGTGTCGCATGTGTAAAATATTTTTGTGACATAAAATTATAAGTTTGGATTGCTCGTTCAAAATCATTTCCGTGTATTCCTAAACTTACACGCATCCACATATGCTGAGGACGCTCTACCGTTTTTTTATTAATTTTCATAAGGTAAGCACGTTCAAGAGTTTTAAAACCAAAATAATCAATCAAATAATCACGTTCATAATCAATCAAATTTTCTATTTTTTCCTTATTTTCTTCTACTACATCCATTAAACTAGCAGAAATTAAAGGAGAATGTTTATCATGTTTATCTTGATAATTGTATAGGTCATTCATTACAGAATAAAAGGATTCATTTGTATTTTTGTGATGATTCGAAATAGTAATTCTTCCTGCTAAAATATTATAGTCTGGGTGAGTTGAAGACATTGACGCACATTGCTCTGCAGATAATTCATCAATCTTTGTTGTATGAATACCAGAATGCAATTGGTCAATCACCTTCATAACGAGCGCCGTATAATTGACCTTAATATTGGCCTCTTGACCTAATTTTTTGATACGGGTGGAAATTTTATCAAACGATACCACCTCTTGGTTTCCGTTACGCTTTGTTACAAACATATCATCATTATCTTCAGCGAAACCTGACATTATATTATAATAGGCGGAAAATATCTATATTGTTTTGATTACATATTTTCATATGTGTAATCAAATATTTATTTCTTTGATGTCTTTTTTGATTTTTTATTAGATTTCTTGCGAGTTGTTTTTCTTTTCTTTTTCTTTAAACTTTTCTTTTTTGATTTACCTCCTTGCTGTACTTCATTTTGACTTTTTTCAACATTATTATCTTGCTGTTCATTATTTTGCATAGGCTCAATTGGTTTTTCATTTTCTAAAGCTTCCGGTTTTTCTTGTGCAACAGAACCATTTTCAACTTCTTGATTCATATTTTCATTTTGAGACGATTCATTCGTATTGCTTGTAAAATAACCCTTTACTTTTCCAATTAAATTATCAAACATACCTTCTCCTCCTTTTATTATTTTTTGTTTCATTATATACTAGTTATATAAAATAATTAATTAACTTATTAAAAGTGTTGTATTACTAATTTTTACAAAAATTGAACAATATTATAGTTTTCTTAAATCTGTAGTAAACGAAGATGAGACATATTTATAATTTACAAAAGAGTTGTGTAATTAAGGTAAAAGCCAGTGGCATACCCGATTATTCTGGTTTAAAAAAAAACACAGTATATGTGATTGAATCAAAAAAAGATTTGTTTGCACAATATGAATTATGTAAAAAAAAAATATCATTGATTAGACATAGTGATAAATAACTATGAATCCTCTTTATTATAAATATTTCCTTCTTCATCTAAACGAATTAAGCAAGCTGTTTGCTTTTTTTGTATGTTTGTAACATAACTATTTGAACTGGCATCCATAAAGACATTTATTTTAGGTACTCGTTTTTTTGCTGCACGATGTTCATATCCATCAACCCGCTCTTTCAAAATAGTGTCCCATGTATGTTCAATATGTTTTACTGCATTTTCAAACCATTTCCGATTTCTTTCAATTAAGACACATGAAAATTCTTCCATGTACCAATAGTTTATAGAAAAGAGTGCATAATTATCTTCATTTTGTTCGTTTTTTATATTTTCAACCCAAGTATCTATGGATTTTTTTTTATTTTCTATAGAAAGTGGCTTATAAATATACTTTGGAAAAGAAGGCTTATATATTAAAATATCACTTTCAATTTCTGGCCTTTCGACAAAGTGCAAAATCACACCTTTATAATCATGAGTTTTATCTTCATAAAAATCATTTTCTTCATATTCATTAAATTTTGTTTCTACAAAATCACACAAATCTAAATTACATGTTTCCATTTGTATTTGCGTTTGAATCCAATACTCTGTTTTTGGAATACCTGTAATTTCTCGATTTACTATATTTTTAATTTCTAACATCCTACCAAAACGATTACTGTTTGGTTCTATATTAATACCATCAGGTGATGCACCAATAAAATTATATTTAGGATGCTGTATACATCCAAATTCCTCTATCTTGGTTTGATACATATCTTCATATACCTGCACTGTTACCGGTTCATATTTTACCCCCCAATGCATTGAACCATATACATTTCCATTACTCTGCTCTATTTTTTCAATATCTAAAGGTTTGCATTTTTCATAAATTAAACTATTTCGTTGAGCTTCGCTTCCCAATGCTTTCCATAAATTACTTGCACTTATCAAATTATAACGAAATTGATACCATTCTGTAGTTTTTTGCTGAGGTTGTGGTATGTTTCTTAATTGTTCAATTGTATTTTCTAATTGAATTTTTACTTCCTCAGTTTGCTGTTCTAAATTATCTAACGTCATTGTTAAAGAACGTTTTGGAATATCTGATCTTTCAATTTCCATTTCTACCATTTGCTCTGCAAGTTCCTGTATATCCTCAAATATTTCATCTTCCTCCGTAAATAAATGTGCAAGAGTTTCAAAAAGAACATCAATAACAGCTTGTGTTATTTCTTTATAAACATTCGCATTTGAAATACGAATAATATTTTCTTCTAAAATATCGTTAACTAATTCCTGAATGGTTATAGTTAATTCAATCCATTCATCTTCACTAATAGTAACGCTTTCTACTTTAGGTAAATCAATACTATCCATACTGGTTGAATTAGAATTCACATAGTCAGAATCTATATTCATTTTTGTTTATTTATAATAAGGTGTTTTTTTATTATTTTAAACGTCAATTTTTAGTAGTAGTTTAGGATAATTTGTTAAGATATTATATAAATGAAAATAAACAAACAAGTAGCTGGAGGTTTCTTTGGGGAAAATAGTGAATGTACAAAAAATGATTCTTTGCAAATATTGGCAAAAAATTATGTTGATAATAAAAAAAACAGGTTAAACAAATTAGGCAGTGCCATGAGAGAGAACAATGTTAAAAAAGCTTTTTCAATACTAAAACCTTATAATAGCAAGAATGAAGTAGAACGTGAAAATCATGGTTATTCTGAAGATATAAGTCGTTCAAAGGCAGTAAGAGATTGCTCAGATAAAACAAGGTTGAAAGTATTTTATATGTTAGCATTAAAAGAGGCAGCACATAGAAGCGGTAATCATGATTATAAACCGTATTTTGATTTCTTATTTAAAGATGTAGAAGAATCAGAAAAACAAACAGCAATGAAATTATTAAATGATAAGTTTGGCTTTAATATAGAAGCATCTGCACCCGCACCTGAGCCTGCTCCTGAACCTGCTCCTGAAACCGAAGGACCTGAAACCGAAGGACCTGAAACCGAAGAATCTCAATTCGAAGGAGAAGAAGGCGAAATGTTTACTGACTCAGACAAAACTCAAGGTGGTACACGTAAATACACAAAAAATCTTTGTCATAAAAAGAGCGTTAAGAAACCCAATAAATGTAAAAAGATGAAAGGTTGCAAGGTAGCCAAAGGAACTAAACGTTCTTATTGCAGAAAAGCAAAGAACTCTACAAAAAGTAAAAAAAAATAAACAAATTTTACTATTTTTATAAAAGTAGTGCGTAAAAATTTAATTTAGTTATATTTAGCTAAATTAAATTTTCTGTTTTCCATTGTATACAAATGGATACTTTGAAAGAATCATTAAATTATATCGCATGTAGAAAAGAATGTGAAATATGCATGGAACATAGATATTTAAAACAATTTTGCGAAAAACATAGTTTTTGTCATTCTTGCTGCAAACATTGGTGTGAACAAAATATATTTTGTCCTATTTGTAGAGATAAATGCACTAATAAAGATTATTTAGAATATGATTATCATCTTAAAAATTGTGATTATCAATATTTCAAAGATAAATATGAAAATTATTTCCAAATATGGCATAAAGAAAGTTGTATTAAGAAAAAACATAAATTTTTTATTACTTTGTATGAAAACCATATACTATTTTATTGTAAAGATTGTCATATTGAACAATTATTTTTTTCATAAGTAATACTATCATGTATCAAGTTGAATTACATCATTAGTTATATCTACATCATTAGTTATATCTACATCATTAGTTATATCGTATGGTGTTTTTTTATCATCATTCTTAACAGAACTATCATCTGAACTATCTACAACAGAAATTTCATCATCACTATCTACATATACACGAATAAAATGCCTACTACGGTCATAACGACTATCATCACTATTAATATTTTCAATATTATACCATTGTGCATTTTCATTAATATTAAATAAGTCAGCATTTTCAAACATTTGTCTACAGTTACATTGGTCTAAAACAAGCCAATTGTTTAAAGATTGATTAAATTTTTTACACCCATAAAACATTTCAAACATCTCGGAAACGTTGGAAACGTCCCAATTATTTAAAGACTGGTCGAAATTTTTACATTTTTTAAACATATAATTCAGTTTTTTTACTTTTGGAAAAAACCACTTATCCAAAGGTTGATTAAATTTTTTACATTTTCTAAACATAGCACCTAGGCGACTAACATTAGAGACATCCCAATTATTTAAAGGTTGATTAAATTTTTTACATCCATCAAACATTTGTATCATATTGTCAACTTTAGATACATCCCACTTTTCCAAAGGTTGGTTAAATTTTTCACAACCAAAAAACATAAATTGCATAAATTCAACTTTAGAGACATCCCACTTTTCCAAAGGTTGATTAAATTTTTCACAACCAAAAAACATATATTCCATATATTCAACATTAGAGACATCCCACTTTTCCAAAGGTTGATTAAATTCTTCACATGAAGCAAACATACCACCCATACCTTCAACATTGGAAACGTTCCACTTATCCAAAGGTTGATTAAATTTTATACATTGATGAAACATATCATACATTTTTGTAACATTTGAAACGTTCCAGTTATTCAAAGGTTGATTAAAACTTTTACAGTAACCAAACATATCAATCATACCAACAACATTGGATACATCCCACTTTTCCAATGGTTGATTAAAATTTGTACATTCATTAAACATATTATTCGCTTCTTCAAGATTAGAGACATCCCAGTTTTCTAAAGGTTGATTAAAGTTTGTGCATGCTGAAAACATATATTGCATATCTATAACTTTAGAGACGTTCCAATTATTTAATGGTTGATTAAAATGTTTACAGTTCTTGAACATATAGTACATTAAGATTACATTAGAAACATCCCAATATGATATATCTTCATTAAAGTCGTAAAAATTCTGAAATAACGTTGACATATCTTCTATTAATGATGTATCCCAATTTGATATGTGACCGTATTGTTTCAATGCTTTTTTTTTATTATCATCCCACATGTCAACTGCTTTTACTAATTCTTCTTTTATTTTTGGTTTAAAGAATGTAAATTCTTTAATTATACTTTTAACTTCTATTGGCAATTTTTGAATATTATTTTTTAAATCCAAATAATTAACATTAATCATGTTTGTTCATTATATAATGGAAAATAACTTTATGTACTTTAATAATTAATATTCTGTAAAAACTATTTATACTGTTGTTTTGCAGTAAAATGATAGACTACGTATAAATAATTACAGCGATTTCATAATACGTTTCCATTGTTTAATCCTTTGTAAAGAATGCTTTTTTAATTCTGCTGCCTGTTGCTTTGAATAATCATAAGTAAACAAATTATCTTTTTCATGCTTAAAAACTCTATTCTTAAACAATTCCATCGACTCTTGATATGCTTCTTGAAAATCGTTATTTTTATGATACATATGATAGATTAATGCTCGGTCAAAATCATATGCACATAATAAATCTGCTTCTCTAACTACATGATAGGCTGACTGGTATTTACCCAAATCTGGAAAACCTTTTTTTTTAACTTTTGAATAAGACATGGTTCCTACAATATCGTGTACGGCTTTAATTTCTTTATCAGTAATATGTTCCTTTAACATATTATCAATACGGTCCATTCCCTCGGATTCGTTCATATATTTCTTATCGCACATATCATGTAATGCAGAAGCTACATATACAACTCTCTCATGAGGTATTAAATCTGAGTGTGTAAGTTTTTCATTTTCAAATATATTTTGCGCATAATGTAAGGTATTAAAACTATGCATTACCCCATGTGACTCATCTAAAGATTTTGACTGTGTTGTTGCCATAATAAATTGAACCAGAGACGATACAAATTTCATAATCATAATATATATATTAGGATTATATTTTTAATCACTTTTTTCTTTTTTGTTTTCTTGTTGTTCTTCATTTAACTCATGCAGTTTATTTCCTTTCTTTGGTGTTAATGATTTTAACGTGGATACTCTTTTATTATCAAGTATTTTCAATGTAAAATTTTTTGTTACTTGATTAAAATGTAATCCAGGTATTGATATAATGACTCGTTCTTCTTTATTATAAACAACATCTTTACTTTTGTTTAACTTGTTTCTATCTAAACAAGATTTAAAAAATGTTTTCAATAGTTTTAAATCCTTAGAAGACATATTTTGTTCTTTCCCATGTTTATCTGCATACTCTAGTAAACGTTGATAACGGTCAGTTTTATCAAGTTTTATCCAAACGTCCCCTTTATTGCGAATCTTTTCTTTTTCAAGCAAGTCATCAAGTTGCTCTACATTAATCGTCGATACTTTTTGTTCTTCTACTTGTAAACTCATTATTAGAAAGTTGCCTTTATATAATAATCTAAAAATATATGTTTATCTTCTTTTATAAATAGTATTTATTGAAGTTATATCTTTACAAAAATTTATCCAAATCACTCTTATTTGGACCGTTCACATGCAGAAATAACGGATTTTTGTTATTATAATATATAATAGATTTGCTTATACTTATTTCTTCTATATCAACACCATAGGTGTTCAAAAAAAGATCATTGTTGTAATCTAATTCTATTTTATCTTGATGTTGAAAAAAACTGTGTGTCCAAAACAATTGGTCATCATGTTGGTCATTATATTCATAATTTTGTAAACATTTTTTCAAAGCCCACACTTTTCCAATATATAGACCACTATTTAAAAAAGGAAACTTAGTATTAATATTATCGTAATGTTTTATCATTCTAGGGTCTGGACTACATGTTGTTTCTGCACCAAAAACGATGGGTTTATTAAACATATTATATCTATCTACAACCGTTGAAAAATCACCATAATAAATAACATCGTATGCATCAGTAAACAAAATCAGTTCGTTATCATCAAGTTCATTATTTATTAAAAAATCTTGAACTAATTTTATTTTTAAACCAAAGTTTCCGTTAGCATGCCATCCAATATGTCTATTTTCATCCTTACCTAATATATAAATATATTCACCATTTTGAAGGACTCTTTTTTTAATATTTTCCAAGATAGGATGAGGCTTTGTTGCTATTGTTAAATAATGAACTCTCATATGTATATAAAAAAGATTTATTTAAATTCGTTCTTCCATTATTTAAAACAATTTTAAAATAAAAATATAAACATATGTTTTTTAAAACACTTAATATGTCTAATTTCGTTTTAGATATAGAAAAAATATGCGAATTTTTACCTGATGAAAATATGGAAATTACAGAAAAAAACGATTTGTTTTTAATTCAAAAATACATTCCAACTATATTTACAATTTATTCAAATAAAACTAAAAAAAATTTATATAATTCCGCTTTTTTATATTGCAAAAAAATAATTGATCATGTAGATTCATGGTATACTCCAAATATATCAGAAATATTATGCAATATTATAAATAATTCTATGAAAACAGAAAAGGAGTATGCGTTCTTGTTACTCGATTATTTAATTGAAAAGAATAACAAAGAGATTCGCATATGCATGCCCGAATTAGTTCCTTTTGTTACAACGTTTATTAATGATGTAATTCAAAATATTAAACAATATTCTTCTATTGTATTGGAGAAACTACTTAAATGCAGTGGAAATATAGATTTAGACTCATTTATACCTATTGTTTTGAAAGGTATTAAAGACCATAATTTAACTTACGACGCAGTGGAGTCTTTGGCTAGTTGTGTATTTGTGCAAAACGTAGAGGCTCCTGCTCTAGCAATTACAATGCCAATAATTATGCGTGGTTTGAAAGATAAAAAAACTGCTACCCGTCGTTTAACTTGTGTTATTGTTGATAATATGTGTAAGCTAATTGAACACCCTAAAGAAATTTTACCATTTTATGTAAATTTAAAAAATGAACTAGAAAGATGCAACGATACCATGAGTGATCCAGAAGCAAGAAAAGTTAGTGCAAGAGCACTTAATACATTAAAAGAATCGTGTGCCGAAAATGAAAATGCTATTTTCAAAAAGTTACCATCAGAATTTCAAGAAATTATCATAGAAAAATGCAATGAAAAATCTATTTCTTATGATGATGATATGTTAAAGAATATATGTGTATTGACTGCAAACTTATGTAATAGTCACTATTTTGAACAAGAAATATGGAACAAAATATATGAAAAATATGGTTTGCAAGATATTATGGAATCTATTTATAATTCTGCCAAAGATTCATTTAAAGTAAAAGAATTTATATTTGAAGATACAGAAGAAGGAAAAGATTTGTATAAAGGTGATTTTTCATTGGCATATGGTGCATTAACATTATTAAACAATACGAATTTGCATTTAAAACAAAATAGATTTTATGGTTTACTTGGACCCAATAATTGTGGTAAAACAACACTTATGCGTGCTATAGCAAATGAACAAGTGGAAGGATTTCCAAAGAAAGATGAATTAAAGACTGTATTTGTAGAGCATGAAATACAAGAAATTGAGGTAGGAGAAGATGATAAAGGTTTTCCTATCTTAAATATTGATTTATGTGGTATTGATTGGGTAGTACATTGTTGCAATGTTTTATATAAGATGGAACCACTTGTTACAAGCGAACAAGTAGAAAAAGTAATGGAAGATATAGGTTTTGGATACGCAAAAAAGGATATTGGAAAAGACCGTGCTGCAGATATGGGTATGGGCATTACCACTTACTCTGGTGGTTGGAAAGTAAAAATGCAATTATGTGCAGCAACTTTGATGAATGCTGATATTCTTATGCTTGATGAACCTACTGGTCATTTAGATGTTAACAATATTGCCTGGATAAAAGGATGGTTAAAAAATTTTATGAATAATGGAGGTTCAATTATTACAACTTCTCATGATTCACAATTTTTAAATGAAATGTGTACTCACGTTATTGATTTTCAAAGTCGTAAATTAAGAATGTTTACAGGAACTAAAGGTAATGTATTGCAAGAATTTGTAGATAAGTATCCTGAAAAGAAGGGCTATTTTGAACTAAAAAATGATGTAGTCAAATTTAAATTTCCAGAACCAGGTCCACTAGAAGGAGTAAAAAGTATGTCAAAGAGTCTTTTAAGAATGAATAATGTTACATTTCAGTATCCTACTAGAGATACCCCAACTATATTTGATATTAACTTAGATTGCTCGCGTATTTCTAGAGTTGGTGTCATAGGTGCAAACGGTGCAGGAAAATCTACAGCCATTAAAATTTTGATTGGAGAATTAAAAACAAATCAAGGTATAGTTACAAAGCACCCTGATTTACGTATGGCATATATTGCACAACACGCATTTCATCATTTAGAAAAACATTTACATAAAACACCCACTCAATATATTATGTGGCGGTTTGCCGGCAATGAAGACAAAGAAAGTTTAGATAATATTAACAATGGCGAAGTGAATGATGAAAATATTAGAAAATACTATTTAGTATCTAACGATTTAGGTATGGAACTAGTACCATGTGAAACACCATCAGATGAAAAGAAAGCTGTAGAACCTGATACAATATTATCAAGAAGAGATAATAAAAAATTAAAAATAAAGGAATATGAAGTAAAATGGAAAGGAAAATCTGAAGAAATGACTATGTGGGTAAAACGTGATATTTTAATTAAAATGGGTGGTATTAAGTTAGTACAACGTCAAGACGAAAAAGAAGCAATTCAAGCAGGTCTTGTATCTAAGACATTAACTACAAAAGACATAGAAAAGCATTTTGCAGATTTTAGTATCGAACCAGAAACAGCAAACCACACATTAATTAAATCCTTATCTGGTGGTCAAAAAGTAAAAGTCGTACTTGCTGCATCCTTATGGTTAAATCCTCATTTAGTTATTCTAGACGAACCTACTAACTATCTTGATAGAGATGGTTTAGGTGCATTAACCAACGCAATTCATGAGTTTAATGGAGGTGTTGTTATAATTTCACACAACAAAGAATTTACAAATGCAGTGACACAAGAAAAATGGATAATGGAGAAAGGTCGATTACGGAAAGAAGGAGAATCAATTGAAAAGAAAGAGGAAGGAAATGAAATCATTAAAGAAAAAAATGATACCATTATAGATTCATTAGGAAATGAAATTAAAATAGAAAGAAAAGTTCAGTTAAGTGATAAGGAAAAGAAAAAGGCAATAAAAGCATTGCAAAAGCAAATAAAAGATGGAAGGAAAAAAGGGACCCTAGCTGAAGATGAAATTATGAAATTAGAAGATGAACTGGAAGAATTACAAAGTTCATAATATTGCATCTTTCATACCTCTATAATTCTTATCAAATTCCATAATAAGTTGATAAAATCCTAACGGAAACATAAAGTGCCAAACAACATGACCATATTTTGTTGTCTCTGTACAATGTACTTCAGAGATTACCCAACATGCGCCACCAATAGCCGATGTTAATAGATAACGTTTATAAGCATAATTATACTTAATAGATACCTTATATATCAAATAAATTGTAACTCCTAAATAAAATAAAAATATATTTGGGAATAGTTGGTCATACTTAGAAACAGTGTTAATAACTAAAAAAAAAACCATAAATGCAGAATTCCATCCGTTATACCAATTAATTGGTTTTTTATCATAAAAATAATACATTCGCAGTAAACCCCATATTCCATAGTAGTTTGATAAAATCATAGTAATTTCATCACCTTGTTTTCCATACCAATTTAAATAATAATGATAATGAAAACTTGCGAAACCATTTATTGACAGCATGCAAGCTATATTATAAAACATACTACTTTTTGGAAACCCGATTATAAACGGAAATGCGCTAATTACAAGAGATGTATAAGAATTCCATAATTCAGGTCCTTCATTATTTTGTAATCTAGATTCACAAAAATTATGTTTAAATTCATTTTCCATTTCTATATGTAAATAATATAATATTTAAATTATTTACTTATGACTATTCATAAACGATTATTTTGATTTTTTATGTAATTCATAGTTTTATCTAAACTTGTACGAATAGTTGTGGTGCTTCGACCCATTAGTAATGCAATTTTCTTGACCGAATATTTTTTTTTTAAAGGGTATAAGTGATATCTTAACAAAAATACTCGCTTGTCGAATGGAGGCATTTTTTCAAGAATTTCAACTATTATTTCTTCATTTGTTCGGTCTTTATCCGATGATTCATAGCCAAATTTTGTTTTTTCTATATACATATGATTGTATCCATAAGCCTCTACTTTTTCATCTTTCGTTGGTTTATGTTTTTTTACCATAACATGATAATGTTTAAATCTTCCAAATCCATGACTATTTGTGAAACATCGATATAATTCATCTTTTATGTGAAAACGACTAAAAGATGTTACACTAACCGAACCATTATAGTTTTTCATAGAACGGACTAAACCATATAATGCTGCCTGATTCATTTCTGAACATTTTACATAACTAGGATTTATCTTATAATGTTTTTGAAAATTTTGTGCTTGTCTAATTGCCCACCAACTATACTTAGACACAAGTATTTTTTTTACTTTATTTTTTTTAGATTCTTCAATATCTGGATGTGATAGTATTTTATGTATATATTTAAGTTGAACAGGTGTTAAATAATAACTTAAACCATAACAAATGTATGTAAGTAATAAAATATATTTTAACATTACCTTTTATCAATTAATATATGTCTAGACTAGTTTTTAATTACTTTATTATCTAGTTTTATTTGCTCATTACCTACATCGCCTAATATATTTCGCATCATTTTTTTACATTATTGCCAACTTTTTCTACATAAATGTTTTACAATTGCTTTATTATAAATTAACTTTTGTAAAAGTTCTGCCCAACCTACAGAACGATGTTTTCCATGATTACATATAAATGCTATTTTTTTTGGATTATCAGTCTCTATATGTGTTAATATAATTCCTATTAATTCTAAAAATTTGGGATGTAAAATAATGCTATCTTGTATAATATTACTCAAACCATTTATTGTATGAACATCAATATCTTCATTTATTTTTGTTTGAAATTTTCTTAAATCAAAAATAATATCACAATCCACTTCCTTTTTGTCTTTTTTTACACCCCAACTATAGATTATTAAATTTTTATTTTTATTAATTTCTTTATTATTTATTTGATTAGGTAAATTATTCAGTATAGTTTCTATATTTGCTTTATTTTCAACATCTGTATCATATACAATTCCAATATCATTTTCATAATTATCATAGATAAGTTTAATTACTTTGTTTTTAGAAATTTGATTCTTATTCATTTATAATTATAATATTTTATTACCTCCCCAGTAGAAATGTTCCTCGTCTTTATCACTTTTTATCAATTAATATATGTCTAGATAAGTTTTTAATTACTTTATTATCTAGTTTTATTTGCTCGTTTCCTACGTCACCTAATATATTTCGCATCATATCTAAACAGAAACTATATTGTGGATGGTCATCGTTAAAACATTCAGGATGTTTTTCTTTCCATAAAGGCAATGCAGAATAATTATGTTTTGCTACAATTGAAATCATATTATGTAACTTAGAATTCTCTGGTGTATCTTTACTCCACTCATCATTATCTTTAATATACATTGTTTCTCTTTTTAAATCCGTACAATGTAATGGTCGTTTTGTTATGTCTAAATCTTTAATTCGAGATAAAATCATATTCGTCATTCCCTCTACATAACCAATTTTTCCTATATTTTCTATATCTTTAAAATCAATTTGGATATTTTCTATAAATTCAGACATATTCATAGCATCTTTACAAGTTGTATTTAAAAAGAAATTTAAGTTGAATTTTTGATTGTTATTTGTTGTATTATGTATAGTTTTTCCTTCACTTACTACATCAATCAATTGTTTTTGTAATTGTTGATTTTCTTTTTGTTGCTCTATTAATAAATCCTTAAAATCATGATTTTGCTTTATTAAGTCTAACATCATTGATACATTATTTATATCTGGCTGCAGTATAGTGTCATTTTCTACATGGCTGTTTTTTGGCTGGAAAATGCTTTTTTTTTCACATTTTAATTTATGACGAAATAAGTTTTGTCTACAACTATATATTTTACCACATTCACATGATAATGCAGTAACTTCTTTTTGTAGTCCTGTTGTAGTCCTTTTATGTTTTGCAGTCAAAATATGAGCATTATAATTACTTTTTTTGCTGGTTATAAAGTTGCATTTTTCGCAAATATATGTTAATGCTGTTTTTTGGCTGTTTTTTGTAGTCATTGTAGTCCTATTATATGACTACAAAAAAAAGCCCTAAATTCTTTTCCAAAAAATATTTTTTTTTTTATGCAGTCACATTTTTTATTAAAAATATCGTATTTAAAGCATAATGGTGTAAATCGTTTTTTTGCATTTTTTTCAACCAAAAGTCAAAAAAAATTTCCAAAAATGGACAAAAATTTTTGTCCATTTTTCAATTTTTTTTCCACGAATTTAAAAAAATTATTCGTGTTTTTTCTTTATAACGTATAAAAATTCTTTTACAGGTTTATATTCTTTTTCTCGCTTATAATTGCTAATACCTTTTAATCGATTGTATGTTTTATGAGTTATTGGTATTTTTTCAACATTCGACGCAAAATTTTTTAAAAGTTCGTCTAATTCAGGTATAGGTATAATACCCCCATCGTTATAGGATAAAACAATATAGGATGCATTCGTGTGTTTTATCAAATCTTCTAATGCTGTTCTAGCATGTTTTTTACTATTATAATTAGATGTAAACCAATTTAATGGTTGACCTCTATTAGAGTCTGGAATATCTATGGTTTTATCCCAATCGTTAATTATATCTAACAAAAAATAGTATATGGAATATGGGTGTTTATTGTAAGGTGGGTCATAATATACAACGTCTAATTTTTGTTTCGATGATATAGTTTTAATCCAGTCATTTGTATCCATTTGAGAAATATGTATTTTTGTATTATTTTTATGAAATATAGGTTCCATTAATTTAATTGGAGCAGTAATACGTTTTGTATCTACTTTATTTTTTCCACCATAAGCACCTATTTCACCATTTTTGTAAAAAGCAGAAAATTGTCCATTTGTATTATTATGTATAGAAGATTGTACTAATAACGGAGCTAATAAGAATGGTTGATATTTTTTTGGTAATGTATCAATATAATCTCTTAATATGTCAATATTTTTACCATTTTCATGTGTAAAGTATGCACGTTCACCTTTTTGTATATTTTCTTTTGAAGGAGCCCAATGTTTTGAAATCCATGGTTGATTTATTTTCTTTTCTTGCAATAATAATTTATTTGCTTGATTGATGTATTCATTTATTTTTTGTAAACATTGATTTGAGGGATTTGACAAATAACATTCGTTTAATGTTTTACTATATCCTGCAATATCATTTACGTAAAGGTGCTCTGCTTTTGTTTTTAATAATCTACTAACTATTCCAGAACCAGAAAATCCATCTCCAATAGTTAAGGCGTTTTTTCCTAATTCACCTTGGATCTCATCAATAACAACTTCAATTTGTGATAAAAGTTTGCGTTTATTACCCATATAAGTTATTATTTGATTTCTTAAATATTCGTCATTGCTCATGTAATTTAGTTATATATATTTATTTGGTAAAAAAAACTTACAATTCTTGAATTACAAAATTTAAAATTTAAAATATCTATAATAACATTATTGTATGCTAGCTTTTACTGAGTTTATAAGAATATTACGGCATAATAAACCAAAACATAATAAATAATAATTTGCGTTGTTAAAAAATTAAATAGTTCTTTGTGAATACTATAAATGGAAAGAATGTTTAAGATTTATATTATCAACTTGAAACATAAAACCACTTTAAAAAAAGAAATGGTTGAAAAGTTATCTAAATTATCTATTGATTATGAATTCTTTGAAGCCATTTATGGAAGAGATTTAGATGATAAATATTACCTAGAAAATGAAATAAAAATGGATCCCTTATTTAGGAATTCGTATATGAATTCCTGCATTACAACTGGAGAAATAGGTTGTAGTTTAAGTCATTATTTTGTTTGGAAGAGAGCATTTGAAGAGGGTATACAATATCCTATTATTTTGGAGGATGACGCCAATTTAGGAAATAATTTTGAAAAAGTATGTTTGGACATAATAAAAAATAAGCCAGATTTTGATATGGTTTATTTAGGTAGAAAGACTTTTGGGGATGATCATGGAACTCATATGGAATTAGATAATTCGTATAATTTAATGAATCCTACATTTTCTTATTGGACAGTTGGGTATATGTTAAGTTTAAATGGTGTTGAAAAATTAGTAAATTCTGGATTTTTGCAAAATTTAATTACAGTTGATGAATTTTTACCAATGTTATATTTGAATACATATAGTTTATATTGTAATAAATCTAGATATAATATTAATAAGTTTGATGTATATGCAATACATCCATCTGTTGTAAATCCTAAACCAAATACTTTTCTATCATCTGAAACTGAAGCGCAACCATTTTATAGTTTGAAATATGAAAATAACTTTTATAATAACGTTTTACAAGCAGTCACTGTAGGGACTGACCCAGTTGATGGTTATCATAGATATGTAGAAAGTACAGGTGTATATGGAATTCCATATGTATGTTTAGGTTTTGGAAAGCCTTGGTGTGGTAATGATATGGCAAAAGGTGCAGGAGGAGGACATAAAGTTGTTTTACTAAAACAATATCTTGAAAAATTCGACGATAATGATGACCGATTACTAATTTTTACCGATTGTTATGATGTTGTATTTTGTGTATCACCTGATAAAATAATAGATAAATTCAATGAAATGAAAACTAGAGATAAATTTGATATTTTAATTTCAAGCGAAGCTCATATATGGCCTGATAAAAGTTTAGAACCTCAGTTTCCTGACGTAGGTACTCCATATAAATTTTTAAATTCGGGTGGTTTTATGGGTTCGATTAGAGATATAAAAAGAATGATTCAACCACATATTGAGTCATATGATGATGACCAATATTATTATCAGATTCAATATTTAAAATCAGTTAAAAAAGAGACTGAATTGGTGATTAAATTAGATGCAAAAGCCGAAATATTTCAAACATTAAGTAGTCATTTCTATTATATTGATATAGATTTTGGCCGTTCTTCTATAAAGAATAGTTTAACTAATTCAGAGCCACTCGTAATTCATGGAAATGGTGGTCCAAAATCTAAAATGTTTTTTGATAAATTATGTAATTATTTAAATCTCAGATACCGACATGTTTACGGGTATAAAGATTATCATTCTAAACTAGACAAGTTGACTAATATAGAAGAAAATAACTATCCAACAATATATGCAAATATAATTGTTGATAAAAAAGAATTTTTAAATAATATTACTAATTTGTTCCAGCAGAATTATCCGAAAAATAAAATTGTTTATCATGTTCTCAATATAACTGGTGAAAGCCTAGAAGCGGAGATTAATAATTTGCAAAAAGAACATAATGTATTTATATATTTAACAAATTCTACTAAGGATTCAAGCACATTGAGAACATATTACATATCTTTACTTTCTAAATTAGGAAACTTCTATGATTACCTTTTTATGGGTCATATACGTCATGTAATACAAGAAATGAATTGGTTTAAAAAGGCTATAACTAGTAATTTACATGTAGTAGCACCTATGTTAAAAGGAAACAGTAACAACTTAATGTCTAATTTTTGGGGAGAAATAGATAGTAATAGTGGTTTTTATGCTCGTTCATGGGACTATATGAATCTAATTAATAATTATTATAAAGGTTATTGGAATGTTCCATATATTTCAGGTAGTTTATTAATAAACAAGAACAAAAGAGACTATATTATAAAGGCCATATCAAATGAACATATAAAAAGTCACGAAGAACAAAATTTTGATATGTTTTTTTGTAGATGTTTACAATTACGAGGTATTTTTATGTTTATAACAAATTATGAAAATTATGGTTATATTACCGAATAAATAAAGTTTTTTTTTATAATTCAAATATAATATAATTTATGTCTAATATTAAACAAATTATATTATCAAACACAAAAAACGAAAAAAGAAAAATAGTAAACAGTGAAAGTTGGGAGAAAAATATACAAAATATTAATTATGAAGAACAACTAGAAATATTAAGAAATATTGGAAGTGAAGAAAACAATATGGAAGTAGAAAAAATAATAAAAAATAATATTTTAACAAAGATTCGGGGTTACAAAAACCAAGACCAAAAAAAAAAAATTTTAGATAAAGATAATATTGTAGAGTTAAACGATGTAGTAGAGCTTTTAAATACATCAAAATTATGTTGTTATTATTGCAAAAAACAAACAAGTATATTTTATGAAAATGTAAAAGACGAAACACAATGGACACTGGATAGATTAGATAATAAATATGGTCACAATAAAGGAAATGTTGTAATATCTTGCTTATCGTGTAATTTAAAACGAAAAACGATGCATTTTAAAAGATTTGAATTTACAAAACAATTACAAATTATAAAAAATGAACATGAACAAAGTGATATAAAATGAACTTTATTGAACATTATAAAATGATGCAAAATATTCATTCAGAAATAGAAAATAAATTGGATAAATTTTTGAGTTCAAAAAAAGTACCAAATTTACTTTTTCACGGTTCTTCGGGTTCAGGAAAAAGAACATTAGTTAATAATTACATTAATAAAATTTATTTTAATGATAAAGCTAAAATTAAAAGAAACGTAATGAATGTAAATTGCAGTCATGGAAAAGGTATTAAATTTATTAGAGACGAATTAAAATTTTTTGCAAAAACCAATATTCAATCAAATGAAGGAGCAAATTTTAAAACAATTCTTCTTATTAATGCAGACCAATTAACTATAGATGCTCAATCTGCATTAAGGAGATGTATTGAGTTGTTTAGTCACAATACACGGTTTTTTATCATCGTAGAAAACAAAGATAAACTATTGAATCCTATTCTTTCTAGATTTTGTGAAATATATGTTCCAGAATATTATGAAAATGAAAAAATGATTAATTTACATATTGAAAACAACAAAAATAATATTTTTCATGATAAAAAGATTGAAAAAATAAAGTGGATACAACAAAAACTGAAAAATATGAAAGAAATAAATCATCAATATTTTGTTAGGTTGGCCAATGATATGTATGAAAATGGCTTATCTTGTTTAGACTTAATAGAATACATTACTGAATATGAAACATTAGATGAGTTAGAAAAAACAAAAATAATCATTTATTTCGAGAAAATAAAATCTCAGTACAGAAATGAATGTTTATTAATTTTTACATTATTTGATTTTATCTATTTGAGAGAAGATAAGAATATATGTTTTTAAAACAACAAAATACTTAAAGTCGAATGTATATTAATTATATAAATGGACGATTTTGTAATATCAAATTTACATGAATCTAGAAATGAATGGTGTAGCCGTTTGGTAAGTATATTTACTCCATTGGTTATTGATGGTATGCGTTCGATATTTAATGAATCTTGGAAAATATGTGCAGATAATGACGAAATGAATAAATATTTAATGACATTTCAGAATTTACTTTCCAGAGTACCAAAATGGAATAACAATATTATAGAAGACGAAAGAAAACGTATTATAGAACGAAGTGGTTGTGATTATTTGGAAGATTTAATTACTTGTGTTCATATTATTCAGTTAAAAGTCCTTACTTGTATTCGTGTCGGAAGTAAACAAAAGAAAATAGATATTTCCATTCCAGATTTAGATACATTTATACATAAGGTATACATAAATACAGCCAGAAAAGTTTATAGTAATGTATATTTATTTGAAAAGAATCTATCTCCTTTACAGTTGCAGAAAAATAATCGTGAATTAGAAAATATAGTTCAAGAATGTATCATGTTGGCTATTAGAGAAAGTATACCTACTGAAGCAATAATACGAGCTTACATGGATGAGAACGTTGAACATGAAGAACAAGTATTTATAGAAGATGTAGAAGAAAATAAAGAAGAAAATAATGAAGTTAAACAGACAGAAAAAGAAGAAGAAAATGTAGGAGATGATACAAATAATAAAGAAGAAGAAAGTATTCCAGAAGTTGTTCCATCTATTCAAAATGTAGATAATGAAGATGTAGTAACTAAATTAACTTTTAATGATGTAGATAGTGTACTTCAAGAAGATAATAAAATAGATGAAGTGGAGGCACCAAAATCTTTGGAGAGGTTAGAAGACCTTACTACTTCAAGAATGCTAGAGAGAAAATTAGAAGAAGAACCAAGAGAAGATTTTCAAGAAGAAGATGATGATGAGGAAAGGATACAGATATCTACCGAACCAGTTGATTTAAGTGGTTTTGATATAATTGACGATTCTGTAGGTAAGGTTTCTAGCGAAGATATTTTATTGAATGATATTGAAGCGCCACCTCCTCTTTAGGAACATTCGTTGAAAATATAAATTAATATTCTTTTTTAAAGTATATTAATGGAAAAATTATTAATTATTAGTGCATTAATTGCTCTCATGTTTTTCATATTAAAAATGTTAGAAATGAAATATATTGATAAAGAAATGAAACCATTAAAGAACGTAATTCGTGATTCTGTATTTGTATTTGTAGCAAGTTTAGGATGTTTATTTGTCTTTTTAAATTTTAACGGCTCTATTAATGATTTTATGAGTATAATAACAGCAGATAAAAGTGGAAATTTAAAGGCTACTGAAATATTTACAGACGAACCGGGATTTTAAATTTTATATATTTTGAAATGCTTAATTATTTTATCATTTATTTATATAGTAAAAATGAATGATATATTAGATTTGAATAGAGATTTACTAGATAACACCGAAAATATTACCATGAAAATAAAAAAATCTCGAAAAAAATATGATAAACAAGAAAAGATTGAAAAAAAAAGGACAACAAGGAAAAAATATAAAAAACAAAAAGGCGGTACACCTATGAAATTAGGTATACTTTTAATAACAACTCATGGGAATTTGAATCCTGAAGAACCAGAAGAAACCTACACAAATAAAATGACTGTAAGAAAGATAAACGCAGTTTCACCTGGAGTATGTAATTACATTTCACCTGATTCTCTCATAGATATGGGAAATAGTATGAGTACCTTTATAAATAGTGTTAGAAAACAATGGGAAGAAGAAAATATTGCTAATCCAAATGTAAATGATATTGAATTAGAATTTAATAATTTATCGGAATTGCAAAAACAACAAAAAATTCAAGATGTTAGCCGAACATTAAGAACATTTATGCCTCGTATAGACGATGTTTTGAAAAATGCAAAAAAAGATACAAAATTAATTGAAAAGGGGAAACCAAGAGCGTCTGAGTATGCTCCTGAAAACCCTGACAAAGATAATGATTACCTTTATTATGAAGATCATATTGATAAGTCATATAGTTTAACACATTGGAAGAAAAATCAAAAGTATATGAATAAGGTTTATACAATTATACCAGAAGAACGTAAAACTGAATCAGAAAATCCATACGATAATACAATGGTAATACTAGGAAATAAGGAAGGTGCAAAGGAAATTCCAGGTTTAATTAAACAATATAAAACTCGTAGTAGTTACAAGGGTGATGATGAAGATTTTCAAATCACATTACAAGATGTATTGGAAAAGTTAAACGAACAGGGTTATACAGATACAATTATCATTGATTTGGCATGTGCTTTCGCAGATGAAAGAGGTCAACGTAGATTTGAAAGAGATAGTGATATTGTTTATAATGGTGGCGAAAAAACTCCTGAAAAAGGCGGAAAAAGATTAAATGAAACATTAGTGGAAATGTTAGAAAAAATGTCAAAATTAATGAATAAAAAGGGTGATATGATGAGGTCTCGTATATATGGTAAGGCAGCAGATAGTGTATTATCAGTTAGAGAAGATATTACTGATATAGAACAAGTAAAAGGGAAACCAAATATTGGTCCAACTATGTTATCAAAAATGAAAGAATACATTGAAACTGGTACTTTGTCTGTATTAGAAAAAGAGAAAAGTAATCCTTTATTATGGCTTACTGATATACATGGAATTGGTCCCAAAAAAGCAGGTGAATTGATTCAAAAAGGTATTCGTAATATAGAACAATTAAAAGAAAGAAAAGAAGAATTATTAAATAATGTTCAAAAAATGGGTTTAAAGTATTATGATGATGTATCCAAACCTATACCACGTGGTGACATAGATATGTTTAAAAAAATGTTTGATGAAGAGTTCAAAAAAGTTGCCGAAGAAGATAGTAAATATGAAATAGTAGGAAGCTATCGTAGAGGAAAAAAGGCTTCAGGAGATATAGATGTAATTATTACTTCAAAAAATCAAGAAATATTTAAAAAGTTTGTAGATTCGTTAAAAGAAAAAAATATTATAGTAGAAATATTATCTTATGGAAATACTAAAGCATTAGTAATTGGTAAATTACAACCAGACTCTACAGCAAGAAGAATCGATTTTATGTATACACCACCAGATGAATATCCTTTTGCTATATTATACTTTACTGGAAGCAAAGCGTTTAATACAGTTATGAGAGGTCATGCGTTAAAAATGGGAATTTCTTTAAATGAACATGGAATGTATGAAAAGCAACAAGGAAAAGAAAAGGGGAAAAAATTGGACAAAAAATTTACTACAGAAAAAGAAATATTTGATGATTTGCAATTGAAATTTAAAGAACCTGAATTGAGAAAAGACGGTTCGTCAGTAGAACCAATAAAACCAGTAATAGAAGAAAAACCTAAACAGGATAAACAGGAAGGGCCAAAATTAGGAAAATTGAAAAGAAAATATACAAAGAAGAAAAAAATAACAATACATGAATCAGAATTACCAGAATTAGTCCCTATCGTTTCGCAAGAACCACCTAAAAAGAAAGAAGAAGAAAATAAAGAAGAAATGGTTGTATCAACACGTAGTAGTACTAAAAAAGAAAAAAATAAAACTAGGAAAAAAAGAGTTTTAAAAGAAGACAATACACAAGATATAGAAAAAATGCCGAAAATGAATGTCAAAAAAGCGGAATTAATTATGTCACAATTTAAGGAGCAAGGTATTGAAGTCTTAGAGAAGATGAAAGAAAAAGATTTGCAAGATTTTATTCAAATATTAAATGCTCAATACTATAATACGAAAAAGGCTATGGCGACAGATACAGAATATGACATTATAAAAGAACTCATGGAAAGAAAATATCCAAAAAATACAATATTAGAAGAAGTAGGTGCAAAAATCGATAAAAATAAAGTAAAATTACCTTATGAAATGGCTTCTATGGACAAAATTAAACCAGATACAAATGCATTATTTAATTGGAAAAACAAATATGGAGGTCCATACGTTTTATCATGTAAATTAGATGGAGTAAGTGGTCTATATAGTACTGAGGGCGAAGAGCCAAAGTTATATACAAGAGGAAATGGAATAGAGGGGCAAGATATCAGTTACCTTATTGAAACATTAGATTTGCCCAAAGAAAAGAACATCGTTGTAAGAGGAGAATTTATTATTCCAAAAAGTGTTTTTGAGAAAAAATATAAATCGAAGTTTGCGAATGCAAGAAATCTTGTATCAGGTATAATTAACAGTAAAACCTTGGACAAGAAAGCAAAAGATTTACATTTTGTAGCATATGAAGTTGTAAATCCTCAAATGAGACCAGCAGAACAAATGGAAAAATTACAAGAAATTGGTCATGAGGTTGTTATGAATAAAACATATGAAGATATTACCAATGAACTTTTATCAACTTTATTAGTAGATTGGCGAACGAATTACGAATACGAAATAGATGGTGTTATTGTTTCTGATAATAAAATACATGTTCGTAAATCAGGTAATCCGGATTATGCATTTGCATTTAAAATGGTGATATCTGACCAAGTAGCTGAAGTAAAAGTGTTAGATGTTATTTATAGTATTAGTAAGAGTGGCTATATCAAACCCAGAGTGCGTATAGAACCAGTGAAACTAGGAGGTGTAACGATTGAATATGCAACAGGATTTAATGGTAAATTTATTGAAGATAATAAAATTGGTGTAGGAGCAATAATTGAAATTATTCGCAGTGGAGATGTAATACCATATATTAAATCAGTAATCCAGCCAGCAGAACAAGCAAAATTACCAGACATGTCTTATCATTGGAATGAAACCCATGTAGATATGATATTAGATGAGATTGATGATAACGAAGCTGTAATAGAAAAGAATATTACTGCATTCTTTACTTCATTAAAAGTAGATGGTTTATCGGAAGGTAATGTGAAACGCATCATGAAAGCAGGATTTAAAACTATTCCTACAATTATATTAATGAAAGAAACAGATTTTGAAGGGATAGAAGGTTTCAAAGAAAAAATGATAAAAAAAATATATAATGGTATTCAAACAAAGGTAAAAAATGCAAGTTTGGTAGAAATTATGGCAGCATCAAATATGTTAGGAAGGGGTTTGGGATTAAAGAAAATGAAACCTATAATAGAAAAGTATCCAGATATTTTAACATCTAGTCATAGTGAAGAAGAAAAGAAGGATATGTTAATGAGTGTAGATAATATTGGAAAAGAAAATGCGAATGCTTTCGTATCAAATATTCCCAAATTTATGAACTTTTTAAAAGATGCAAAATTAACAGATAAATTAAAATCAGAATTAAAAAATACAATTGAAGTGAAGGAGTCTTCGACAAAAGATACAAATCATCCATTATATGATAAACATATTGTTATGACAAAAGTACGTGATAAATATATCACAGAACAACTGAAAAAAATAGGTGCTCACTTAGATGATAACATAGGTAAAAATACGAATATACTTATTACCAAATCTAAAGAAGATGTTTCTAATAAAACTAAAAAAGCTAATGAAATGAAGATACCAATAATGGTTCCCGCTGAATTCGTGAAAACATATAATTTATAAGAATTACGTAATTAAAAAGTATCATTAAAACATATAAAAAATATTTTTTAATCATTATTAACTAAAATAATGATTAATGAATGTACAAATAATGACATGAAATATATACATATGGCAGTAGATGAAGCAAGTAAATCAAAACTATTATATCGTCATGGTTGTGTAGCAGCATCGTCTGGTAAGGTAGTTGCAAGAGGATATAATAAATATAGAACATTTTCAAAAGATGGACTTATAAATGATAATTGTTCATGTCATGCAGAAATTGATGTATTAAGAAAATGTAAGAAAAAAAACATAACAAAGAAATTATCTTTATATATTGTTCGATTATCAGGTGCTGACCATATTTGTAATTCTTTTCCATGTAAACAGTGTTTTGAAACAATGAAAGAATTTCCAATTAAAAATATAACTTATAGTGCAGGTGATGGCATATTTATAAAGGAATCGATGAAAAATTTTGATAGTGATTATCAGACAAGTGGTCAAGATATATTTCATCAAATTATAGATTCTAATATTAAATTATTAATGAAAAAAGTATAAATTATACGTAACAAGGTAAATTATCTAAGTCCATAATTTTAATATTTTCAGGAATATTATTTGATATTTCAAATGCAGAGAAATAGGGTAATTTCAGTTGGTTTTCTGGTAAATGATTATGCACAGTTCTTGCAATCATTTTATACAATTTAAAATCGGGATAGCGCTCTTGACCGTTTTTTTTATATAATATATTTTTATTGTAGTCGTCTTTACACCATAAAGAAACGACACTTTGTAAGTCATTAAAATCATCCGGATTCTCTTCTTCATCAATAATAAAATCATAAATAGAACATCCAAGACGACATAAATCAAAACTAAAATTTGGGTCAACTCTTGGTTTTTTCTCATTCATATATGGTTCGCAATTATATTGTGTAGATGCATCTCCATTAGGCCCAAAACAATTTCCCATAAACATTCTACCATTGAATTTATAAATGCTTCTTCCAAAGTCAATAATCTTATATATTTTTCCATATGTTGGGACTTTATAATATTGTTTATTTACTTTGTAATATAAAAATTCTTCATTTGTTTTGATATACATAATGTTGTTTGTATGAAGATCATTATGTGTTAAATGAAAGCATTTTTGATAAGTAATTAGATTCATAATTATTTGAAATAATGCACAAATACCCTTATGACTTGTCATTTCTTCGTTTTCAAATAAAGAATCAAATGTACCGTTGCATTTTTCAATGCATATACATTGAATTGGATAATTATAAATATAAGCTAGAATTTCCTCATCTTCATAACTAGATTCAATAGTTTCATAGCTACTTAATGATAAAGTACTTTCTTTTGATTCTTTTGAACATGAGTCAACGGTATCATCTTCTTCATCTTCTTCTTCTCCGCTAGATATACTTATTTCACTATTGTCACTATCACTATCTTCTTCTGGATTTTCACAACTTTCTATGGATTCCTCGTCAGTAGAAACTATATTTGAATCATTAGTAAGAGTTTTATTTGTAATTTTTTTTTCATATATGAGTTCATTATTTATAGTATTATATTCAATATTAATATCACGATTTTCTAATTCAGGAAGGGAATTAAAAGTTATATTATGATGATTCGTATTGGAAATTTTTAATTTTTCTCTATTTGCACGAGAGCCTGAATTATTATACTGTTCATAATGTTTATTCAATTCATATAAATTATTTATATTTTCATGGAAATATTCAGAATTTGAGAGATATTCAATATCTTCGCCTACATCTACTTTAAATTTTGATTGCATTCCTAGAAAAGAACCATAATAATCTATTCCGTGAACTATATTATGAGAATGTAATATTTTACTTGCTAAATAATAACAAAAATTATCTACATAAGAAACATTTTGCACGTCTGTTAAGTTTTCATGAATTTTATTTTCATTTTCTAATTTTGGTAAATTATTTAGGGAAGAATGTTCTTCTTTAAATTTACCAATCATATACCTTATTGGGTCTATTAAAGGAGAAAACTTAATAAATGTATTTTTTTGTTTTTTTGTATCATCAATCGTATCATGGACATATTCATTGTTGATAAATTGATATCTGTGATTCAATGTAATACGATTATAATTATTATCTTCTAAATGAAAAAATTTATTATATAGTGGGTGGTAATATTGTACTTTTTCTAAAGAGTAAGGATTATAATCGTCTTGAGATATTATATAATTACCACAAAGGTCAGAAATAATATTTTCTATTTTTTTTGGAATTTTATTATAGAATAATTCAAATTTAGACATATTAAAACTTATATAGGTGGTATTTATATTTTTCTTTATTTAAATAAACTAATTATACTACGTTTGAAAATGAATTATTATTTATTTTCTTATTTTATTATTAACTAAAATGACTTTAGAAATGAAAAAATTTAATATGCGTGAAATCACGTTCAAGCCTAATGAAAATAAAGGACCAGTTATAGTGATGATTGGACGTCGTGACACCGGTAAATCCTTTTTAGTAAGGGATTTATTATATTATCATCAAGATATACCTATTGGTACTGTTATTTCGGGAACTGAAGCAGGTAATGGTTTCTACTCAGAACATGTTCCTAAATTATTTATTCATGATGAATATAATACAGTATTAATTGAAAATATACTACGGCGGCAGAAAACAGTACTAAAACAAATGAATAAAGAGATTGAAACTTATAAAAAAAGTACAATAGACCCACGAGCTTTTGTAATATTAGACGATTGTTTGTATGACCAAGGTTGGACAAGGGATAAGATGATGCGATTATTATTTATGAATGGGAGGCATTGGAAAGTGATGTTAATTATTACTATGCAATATCCATTGGGTATACCACCAAATTTAAGAACAAATATTGATTATGTATTTATATTAAGGGAACCATACTTAACAAATAGAAAGCGAATATGGGAAAACTATGCTAGTATGTTTCCTACACTGGAAGCATTTTGTTCAGTAATGGACCAAACAACAGAAAACTATGAGTGTTTGGTCATTAATAATAATGCTAAATCAAATAAATTAAATGACCAAATATTTTGGTACAAAGCAGATAATCATCCTAATTTTAAATTAGGTTCGAAAGAGTTTTGGGATATTTCTAAAAATATGGGTTCAGATGATGAAGACGAAGCATATGACCCAAATAAATCAAAAAAGAAGACTGCTACTTCTGTAAATGTAAAGAAAACAAAATGGTAATCAACTTACACTTTCTGTTTCCTGTGACTCATCCTCGGTGTCTTCCTCAGTGTCAATCGCTTCATTATCGGAATCTAAAGTAATATTCCATCGAATATGATTATTTACTGGCTTTCGTTTTTGTTCTTGTATATAATTAAATACGAAAGGAGCATAATTATTTAGTTTACTTTTATGACTATGGGGATAATTTTCATTTATAACAAATGGTCTTTCAAACTCTGAATAGTCTTCATGAAAATATGCTTTAAATACTGGACGATTTACATGTGAATCAAATTCATTTATATAATGTTTTCTACCGAACAAAGGATTCTTCTTTTTGAAGTTTAAAAGCATTGCATTAACAACCATTTTACTTTCTATTTTTTCATAGCTAGCAAAAGAATATTGACTTTTTAAATAATATTTTAAGAATGGAAGAAACGCTTTCAAAAGTATTTCTTTTGAAAAGTCATCATTAATTAATATTTGTTCCTTTTTTGAACTTAAATTTAAATTGTAATCTTCTATCATATTATAAATATATTCGATTTGTGTTTCTTTTGAATATTTACAATTTATAAGTTGATTCATAGAACAATTTCTTAAATAAGTCTTATTATGGAAATAAAAAGCAGATATACAGAAATTTGATTGAAAATAATTATGAAATAATGTAGGCATAGCATAATCGCTTTTTTTAATAAAGAAATACAATGAGTACAAATTTGATTTAGTAAATGGTAAATTATTATAAGGATTTTTAATAGGTAAAGGTTCAGAGTACATTTCTTCACAATTCGACAATGACTTATGTACAATCTTTTTAACATCGTTAGTAGTAAATAAATACTTTGTATTTTCATGTAATAAACAAATGACATTTGGATCATCTACTAAAACCGGATTTAAATACATATCCGTTTCGCATCCTACATTTGCCTTTTTCATTTTACAAAGCAATGCAAATTTATTAAATGCCAAAATAGTTTTTTGACATTTGCTTATTATCTTCATAAATTGGTTTTTATCATCATCACTAATAAATTTATTATTTAAAGTTTTTATCATAAATTTATATTTGACTTGAAGAAAAGAACCGTCGAATTCATTTTCTATATTGAATTTACCTTTATAATCTGACTTTGAAGTTTTAGCCTTTTTATTTTTTCTTTTTTTTAAAGGTAAACTACTAGGAGGAAAGTTCATTTTATCTATACAATAGAAATGATGAAACATAGTATGAAACAAATAATGTGAAACTCCTAATTTTTTTATTTTATTTTCAAAAACTTCATTAAATTGACATTTATATGCAAAATCATTTTGTAATTTTTGTTGGTCATTAAATGTACCATAAAGTACTTTTTCTAGAGTAGTTAAAAATATGTTCATAGTTAATTATTTTTAATAACTAACTATCATAATTTTTATATCAATTTTTTAATCTACCTTTTGTAGTGTATTTTCTAGTTCTTTTTCTTCTGCTTTGGCCTTCATTGCATTTTCTATTAATAGTTCATTATGTAACTTGGCTGACTCTACATCAACCGCTTCACGAGAATCAAAATCGACCGTTTCTTTTACACCAATTAAGTTGCCTTCTTCGTCAATACGTTGAGTAAGTTTATTGTCATTTTCCTTCGCCTTTTCGATATTTTCTGCAATAGCTTTCTTTTTGGATTCACGTACACGCTCCTCAAACTCCTTCTTGGCTGCTTCTTCATTTTTAATCTTTTCTTTATGAAGTGCATTTAATTCTTCCTCCATATGCTCCACTCGTCCCGTCTTATATGCATCAGGATCCCATGGAACCCATATTCCTACTGGACCAACAAAGATATCGTGATTAGGGTCGTTTTCGCGTAATTTTTTACTTTTCATTTCTGCCTCTTCTTGTGTATTAAATACGCCGCGAACTTTCAACCCTCTTACCGAGGTTTGAAATGCATGTTCTTTATCGAACTTTTCATTTAATTTATCTTCTTGTTTATCCATAAAATTTTTGTAATCATCTTCAATGCCACTTTTTTGTAGTTTTGTAGTTTCTTCTTTGACAAAATCATTAAAATCATCAATCAGGGTTTCTACATTTAAACTATACTTATAAGCAATAAAATGAATAAATTCAAAATATCGCTCCATTGATTTAGAGAATTCCCATTGTTTAACGAATTGGTCAAATAAATATACTTCACGCTTTTTTAATATTTTTTCAGGAGACACGAAGGATAGACAAGTGAATTTTTGTCCAGCAATTGGTGGATCTTCATCACAAAGATCAACATATTTAGGATTTTTACTTCCGTCTGGTAAATTTCTTTTTTCAAAAGACATTTAGGATATAATGATTTTATTGCTTGTATATTTAAGTGATTTCATACAAATATAATAATTTTTTTTATTCTTATATAATATATTCTATAATGATTGACATGGTTGATATGAACGAACTTTTAAAACGCGCGATCAAATACTTGATTGAGGGTTTGGCCGTAGCCATCTGTGCTATGCTTATCCCCAAGAAGGCTCTTAACGTAGAGGAAATTATCATCCTTGCCTTGACTGCTGCTGCTACTTTCAGCATCTTAGATGTATTCATCCCTGCTATGGGTTCTAGTGCTCGCAGTGGTGCCGGTTTAACTTTGGGTAGTTCCTTAGTTGGTGGTATCCGTTTGGTAGCATAAGTATTTATGTAAAATATCATAATATAAATTTTATATTATGATTTTAATTGTTTTCTAATGCAGAAAGACGAGTTAAAACATCTGTTAATTGTGTTTTCAAAGTAGCAACCTCCGCTTTTTCTGCTTGTAATTGTCTATCTACTTCTTGTAGTGCTGCGGTTGCTACAGTGAAGATAGATTCTTTATTTAGACAATGAAAATCTTCTACTATCTCGCCATATACAATTATTACAGCCTCGTCTGTTATACCTTCATGTGTCACTATTTCAATCACATTTTTATTCGGGCAAGACACTACCTTAACTTCTACAAAGCTATTGTTTACATTTACCCTAATTATTGATGTATTTGTAAGTTGCATGTCATCATCTAATGGGATTCCTAGTCTCAATTCTGTTATATTATTCTCCATAATATGAGCTATTCCTGGTTTCAATATATTTGGTATTGCGCTAGTCTTATTCATTACAGCATACGGCAATACTTCACGCACTTCCTGTGCGATGAAGCCAATTACCGGTTCGCTTCCACGCGTATAAGTATCTTTATAAGTATATGTTGATGGGCGTAGTTGTCGTAGTTGTTGAAGTGCTATATCATCATTTATCTCTTCAATATTGTCTTTAATACGTCGATCACTTGTAACAACTAATGCTTGTGCCTCGATTGCGTTTGCTGCGTGTATTGAAAATCCATAACTAGGTGGATCACCCTGTACCTGATTACCTAAAGTCAAATAATCAGATTGAGCGTTAGTATAATTAATTGTGTCCCAATTGCCGGTTATATTCATACCTGCACTGCCTGATATTCTACCACTAGAGGTAACAGAAGCAGCCGAAACACTTCCACTAGCGGTAACATTGCCTGAAGTTATAGTTATTTGATTTACGTTATTTATTCTAAAATATAAGGTACGTCCATTAGCTGCATTTAAGAGCGTGTCACCATAAACATTTTGAAGAAGTGCGTAAGAGGTTGTAGTGTTTCTATCAAGATGTGCTACTGACATGCAGTCGTCGTGTCCGCAGTATCCTACTGCTGCACGACCAAAATAAGAAGCTATATTATCATTTCTAGCTCCTCGAATACTGCCCATTACATGTAACATTGAACCTGGACTCGTAGTGCCAATACCTACATTGCCATCGCTGTTAATAGTCATTCTTTCAGTATTTCCCGTATAAAGATAAGTTGTACTGCCATTCATATATAAAACATTTGATGAATTAGTATCCCATGTTACGGTTTCAGCAGAAGAGTTTCTAATTCTAAAATACATATCCGTTCCCCAATTTCCTCCAGTAGCACCTACGCCAATAAACGCTTTCCTATCTTTGCTTGTTCCTGTACTGCGTCTTCCTTCAAACTCTAAAACAGCATATTCATTATCATCTCCTCGAATATGAAGTTTTTGTTCAGGATTCGATGCTCCAATACCCACATTGCCATCTCTATTAATAGTCATTTTTGTACTTGCTCCATCAATTCCTGCTGAAACCGCAAATCTTAACTCCCCAGCATCGTCCCATCCATCACTTATGCTTTCAATATAGGCACTTGGAAGAGGACGATTGTGTCCTGCCCAAATTATTTTACCATGACTTTTAGTTTCATCCGTACTAGGACCATCTTCTTGAAGCGTGCGGTTGTTTATAATTAATTTTGCACCAGCAACACTCTTTATACTACTATGCAGTGAACTTGAAGTTGCAAACGTTACGGGACCGTCCCCTAATATATGAAGTTTTGTATCAGGAGTCGCAGTGCCAATACCTAAACTATTGGGTACAAAGTACACGTTTTGACCATATAATTGAGTATCGCTGGTTAAAGGAACTGTATAACGAATTAAGAACATAAGCGTATAGTAAGGTTGATAATAATGATCTCCGTCACCAGTAGAGTCTGTTAAAGCTTGAATAGTATGAGTGTGAGATCCATTTGATATGGTATCACCTTGTACAGCGTGGGTGTGGGACCCAGCGTGGGTGGTATCTCCCTGTACTCCATGACTATGTGCACCATCTGCATGATCGAATGCTTGGTCTACCGTCTTTGTCTGTTCCTGGTGGTCTGCGTCGTCATATCGAAAACCAGTTCGAACAAAATTAGATTCTCCCCTCATATAATTATCACCCATTGCTGGAAAGTTCTTGTGATTCGAACTGTCATAATAAGCATCCTCACCATCATTATTATCGTCCATATGATAAAATCCCATATAGTGGTAGTGGTCCCCGCCATCCGTTGCAAGTTCCACTCCGTGAGTATGAGTTTCTGGATCCGAAGAACCAGTAGTAATTTGGACTTCATGGGTATGAGATCCTGCTGAATCACTAGTAACTTGGATATTGTGTGTATGAATAGGTAAATTTTCAGTAGAGATTTCAAATGAACCGCCATTCTCGCCGATTGACTCAAAATTTCCAGTTGCTCTAGGGTCTTGACCAATTACAAACTTAGAACGTAAATCGGGAATTTGAACAGTATTTCCGCCTGCCCCTGTAAAAGATGTAACAGGTGTAGTACCGGTAGTAGGATTCACACCTGCAGTATATTGACCTCCATCACAAATATAAAAACCAGTAGGTATGAAATTTGGGTCTCCCCACATAATAATACCACCGACAGGAACAGATTCAATATTTTGCTCGGCACTGGGGATATCTATTAGATTGTTATAACTGATTTTGCTCGTTCCCAATTGAATGGTAGTATTTTCACTAGTATCGGCTTTACGTAAATTAGTTATATAAAGTGTATTTCCACAAATATCTCCATTCACTTCTAATGTACTTTCGGGTTGCACCGTATTTGTATATATTGAATTAGCAGAAATATCACCAATAACTTCTAATTTTTTACTAGGTGTAGTTGTACCTATTCCAACTCCAGTTGTTGTAATTGTTATGTTATTTCCATTGTTCGTAGAAGAAGTTTGCATTATATCTATTTTTGAATCAACTTCATTATTACGAATAATTGCATCGTAATCATAGGTTTCTAATGTTAATCCTTTATTAATAGTAGCCATACTGGAATAATATCCGGAAACCATATTACCATATTCTATTGAAGTGCTGTATAAAGGTTCAGGTTCAGGTTCAGGTTCAGGTTCAGGTTCAGGTTCAGGTTCGGGTTCAGGTTCAGGTTCAGGTTCAGGTTCAGGTTCGGGTTCAGGTTCAGGCTCAGGTTCAGGTTCGGGTTCAGGTTCAGGCTCCGGTTCCGGTTCAGGCTCAAATATAGGCTCAGGCTCTGGTTCTGGCTCAGGTTCTGTTTCAGGTTCAGACATCAATATATATATATATAAATAGTTATAAATTAATCACTCTGAATTAACATAAACAAAAATACAATTTTTATTTTGTTTGTAAAATATATATGAATCTTTTCAAATATATTAACGTTAAATTATTCATCATTAGTTTATTTTTAGGTCTATTTGCAGTATATATTAGTATGCCTGATATGCGAATCATAAAAGTATTTCCCAATCCAGATAATGTTGCTCTTTTGCAATATAAAGACCAAACTGATACATGTTTCTCTTTAAAACAAACTGAAGTCGATTGTCCAAAAAATGAAGGTGATATTGCTAAAATACCAGCTCAAGCATAAGTAAATGAAAATTTATTTTAGAAGAGTATAATATATGAATTTAAGAAGATTATTAGAATCTGAATTAGGAAAAAATATTATATCAATCTTATTAGGATTAGGATTGGCTACTTTATTTAGAAAAGTATGTCACGATAAGAATTGTATACGTTTTAACGGACCAATTATAAGCGATATTGAAGATAAAACATTTAAACATGGAGAAAAATGTTATCAATATAAAGCACAATCTGACCGATGCGATACTTCTAAAAAAATAATTCCATTTATTTCACCTAAAGAAGCAGAAGAAATGAGTGCTTAGTTATTTAGCGTATTCGTTAAACTATACAATGAAACTTATATGCACATTGTATAGTTTTATGGAAAATTCTATTACAAAAATAGCAGATTTACCAAGAGATGGAGGAAATAATCAATCGCAACAATCTTCTGGAATGCAACCACCTGAAACAATAAGCATTTCGAATTTGAAAAATAAGCAAGAGGGTGAACTTCCAACCAATTATACACCCATCAATGTTCATCCAAATCCATATGGAGTATCTGATAAAAATCCGATTATAGATCCTCCTATGAATCAACAAAGTGAAAATATAACAATGCAACATCTTGCAAATCAACCGGTTAGAAACGAGATACCTGAGCATTTTCGAAATCAAATTGAATCTATGCCAACTCAAAATTTACCGTCAAGAGATATACCAATGAATACAGATAACTATAATATGGATGCTCAAGTCCAACCTAGCTACATACCAAAAGGAACTGCTAATGATTATGTAAAAGAGCACTACGATATGACAGAGCAAAATCTACAAGAATATGAACAAAATAAATATCGTGAAAATGCCGCCGATGCTATTTTAAATGATATACAAATGCCTGTATTTATCACTCTTTTGTTTTTCTTATTTCAGATGCCTATGGTAAATCAACTTATTTTTAAAAAGTTCTCTTTTTTGTCTATTTACAATGAGGATGGTAATTTTAACTTTATAGGACTTTTGTTAAAAAGCATGTTATTTGGGTCGTTTTATTTTTCAGCAAATAAAATAGTTCATTTTTTAACTACTATTTAATAAAATTAGACAGTAGGAAAATATTCCCAATCTAAATCAAAGCATACTTTTTTCCAAATCATATCTTGTTCAAGTTGTTTCTCTCGGTCTTTCATCATTGGGATGTAAGGCAAATATTGTGTTTGGTCCAATAACACACATAGTTGGTGTAAGGTATAAGTATAATTAAAAAAATTAGTACGATTAGGAGGGCAATGAACAGCCCATGGTTTTTGTATTTCAATAAACAATACGCATAACGTTTCATGTAACTCTTCATTCATAACTGGTGGTTTAATACCAAACATAGAATTAATATATTGAATATGTTCAAAATATTTATTAAGTCCAAGTTTGCGAAGAATTTCTCTCATCTTATCATAATTAATTACCGACATATCAGTAATTCGCTCTTTTTTAATACGTCCCCGTATTTTTTCAATAACCTCTTCGGGTATTTGTGTTGTCTCTTTTGCTTGAAATTGTGATAAAATTTCTTTAAAATGATTTAGCCTTATATATGCAGTGTAAGATACCTCATTAGGAGGTTCTTTATTACTTGGTTTAGAACTATCCACAATATATGAAATAAATTTACCGCATTTTTCATTGTTACATACCAAGATACCTTCATCTTCTTGTGGAATCATTTCGCCAATATGACATATAAAACATTTATCAGTAGGAACAACAAAATCTTGCATATTCGTAATTTCATTGTTTACATTTGCCCAATAATCAACGTAAGATTTTCTTGATACATTATATTTCTCACTATTAATAGAGGAAGCTTCATTATTTGTGGCTTTAATTTTAAAAAAAGAATTCAACACTTTTGTATTTTGATTGACAATATTAGAATCATTTGATATTTGTTGTTTTTGTTCAAAATAATCGAAAATATGTTTTGAATTATTTAAAAAATATTGTTTTCGTGTTTGTTTTAATGTTTTGATTTCTAGTTGAATTTCTTGTATCCTATCTTTGATGCGCATAAAATCGTCCATTTGATATTCCTTTAATTCTGATACAGATTTCTTTAATTTTTCCTTTTCTTTTTGTAACTCGGGTATTTTAACATTCTCTATATCTTCAAACCGTTCTAACATCTCAGAATGTTTTATATCAATAGTATGGATAGATGTTTGATTTGATTTATACCCTCTCTTTGAAACAGACATAAGATAAAAATATACACTCGTATGTTTTTATGTTATTTTTTTTTCAAAAATGTTAGTTTACTTTTTTGTTAATTTCTTCTTCTTTGTTTGTTTGCGTTTTTTTATTTGAATACGTTTTGTTTTTTTAGATTTGGATTGTTTTTTACTAGGTTTCTTCTTTTTGAGGGATGTTCTTTTCTGTTTGAGTTTTCCTCCAACTTCCATCAATTCGTCAAACAAATTATTTTTAACTTGGTCTGCAGGATTTACTACATTTTCTTTATTAATTGGTTTGCCTTCCGTAGTATAAATTTGTTTAGGTTGAGATTCTATTTTTTCCTCGGTTTTTGTTTCTTCTTCCATAGGTTGTGATTCTGTTGAATTATTTAGTTTGGTTTCAACACCTTTTAAAATATTTTCAATAGTATCATTATCATCGGTTGAATTCAAAATATCACTTATTTCGAATATTAAAAGAATTCTTTTATTATCTTTCAAATTATCCCATTCTGCGTTATCCTCTTGTTCTAATGCATTTCTTCTGCTCAATAGTCCTTCCTCATTGTATATTTCTTTGGGAGAAACTGGTTGTGATTCTTTTGCAACTTCGTCCATAGGTGTTTCTTCTTCTTCTTCTGTAACTTCTTGCATAGGTTCTTTTTCTTCTTCTTCTTCTGCAATTTCTTGCATAGGTTCTTCTTCTTCTTCTTCTTTTGCAACTTCTTGCATAGGCGATTGTTCTTCTTCTGCAACTTCTTGCATAGGCGATTGTTCTTCTTCTGCAACTTCTCCTGGGTCTTCCACAGAGTTTTCTTGTTCACCTACAACATCCATTGTTGTTTCGCCTCCTGTTTGTACTCTTGGTACTGGATCAATATTTTCAATAAGGGATAATATTCCATCTATAGAACTTATATTTGGGTCTATTTCATTTATTATATCTATAATGCTTTCTATATCCCTATTAATATCTACATTATCGCGTTTTTCTTGCAAAAGTTCTGAACGTTTTTTTACTTGTTCAACTTGTACTTTCAATAATCTCTTTTTTTTTTGTTTTTCAATATTTACACCCTTTTTTGCAGGACCATTTTTATCAATACCGCCTCCTTCTTGGCTATTCTCTGCATTTACTTTATCTATTTGCATTCGAAGATGATATTTCATTTTCTCGAAATTTCCATTTTTTGTATTTGGATAATTATAACTGGGCTTATATTTATTTTTATCTTTATCCATTTGTGTATACAATTCGTTTAAATGTGCACGTTTTAATATTTCTGTCCATTCCGATGTTGAAGTATCAAAGACTTCTTGTTTCAAATAATCTCTTATTTCTACGCGTAATCTCATATTGTCTTTTGCAATAGATACTAAAGTTTTGTAATTTGCGTTTATTTCTTCAGCTAATTGTATATCTTCATCAACTTTTGAAATAGCGTTTTCAAGTGTATTTCCCTCTAACTTTTCTGTAATTTCTTCTAACTCTAAAATATTTTTTTTAATAGTTTGTAACTTATGTAAAAAAATTAATAGTTTATACAAAAATTCTACAACATTATACTCATCAATAATTCTATCGTTAAAACTATATTTATACTGAGCTCGTCGTCCAGTTCCTTCTATTACTTCCTTAGAACTTAAAATATAATTGGCATTACGAAGAACCTTTTTCAAATAAAGAATATATCTGTTTTTTTGTTCTTCAAGTCCAATATAAGACTCCATTCTATTCTTAGTTCTATTAATATCTTTTAATAAAGATTTTTTACGATTCTTGTTTAAACGCTCTTGTGCCTCTGCTGCAGCAGCAGGATCTCTCGGTTTTATATAAACTCTTAATATACGTTTTCCACGTACATTACCAATTGTTGCTGGACTCAAAACGCTGCATGATTTTGTATAAGTAATGTAATCAACTAAAAAGGTATCACCACTTACAACAAATGGTTCACTGAGTTCACTAATTTGACCACTTTTAGATATTTCTGATAATAAAATGGCATCATATAAATACATTTGGTCACCAATTGTTTTGAATGAAATCAATACTACTTTTGCTTCTTCTGGTGTAATACTTTTTCCAATATCTGTTTGAAATTTACTTAAAAGAACTTCATAAAAACCTTCGAATGAACCATTGTTTTTTAAATTTTGACTTTGATTTTTACTTAATGAATCGCGGCCATGTAATTTTTTTTGTGCTTTATTAATCATACGATCCGCGAAACTCATTATTTGAGCACCTTTTTTCGCGAAAGTTTTCTTATCAATAGTTCCAAGAATGTATTGTACCGTTGTTTCAATATTTGGAGCCGGATGTCTCTCAGAAGTACCATTTCTAATTATACCGAAATCATATTCTTCAAATACACCTGGTCTATTCGGGTCTGTATGAAAACAGAAAAGCCATTTTTGTAATCTAAAATCATGTAAATGTTTATTAGGGTCATTATTTTTTTTCAATGTTATATAAATTGGTTGTTGTTTCAAATAACAATATACCATTGTAATTTCTACATTTTTATTTATCATATCACTTTGTTCACTTGCTGGGTCCAATATTTCAGAGAAAAAAGAAAAATCATGTCCTCCGAATAATTCAGTAAATTTTTCTGTTGCTATATTTGCAGCATCTTTAGAATATGTGCTGCCTGGAGTTATCATCAAATAGTTTCTTAACTTGTTCAAATCTATTTTTGTCTTATCATCGATAATAATATCCATTAAAATATCACCTTTAGGGTGTTCATCAAAAATGGTTTCATTTTCATCTATATCATTCAAGTTCATAGTTGGTAAAATATCAGGCAAAATATGTTCAAATGCATTGTTTTTGCCACTTGGACCAGGATATTCAGGATACTGAATAAATACATTACCACTGCTTTGTAATGTGGTAAGTTCATTAAAATCTAAATTTTGATGTAAATTATTTCTATTAGAAGTAGTTTTATTGTTAACATTAGTCACATTATTAATAATCTTAAGAAAGTCATTATTGTCATTACGGTCACCTATTCCATAGTGAGTTCTTAATAAAGTATTTGCATTTTTCTTTTTTAAACCACTTTCAAAATCATGAATACCATCAACAGCTCTATATACAGCAATGCCTGTTTCAGTCGGTTCATTTATATGATTTGCAATTATTTTATGTATATCTTGATTATTATTCTTTTGATATGCCATTGAACCAACAAATGATTTATCAAAGGCTAGTTCATTTTTGTTTGTATCTTGAAACATAAATAAATATATAATAATGCAATATATTTATTTACTAAATAGTCTGTATATTAAGATTTATATACTTTACGTGTTCCACCTTTATTGGGACTCTTACTTGGACTCCTTACCCTTTTTTTCTTAGTTTTGGGTATTTTTGGAATGGCTTGAAGAGGCTTTTTCATATAATAATATTCGTTGTCTTCTTTTTCTTTCATTTCTTGAAAACCATATTTGTTCCCATAATACTTAAGTAAAAATTCCCCGGAACCATGTTCTGGATTTTTTTCTACATACAAGTACATTCCGTCAAAATGTTTATTACTATGCATTAACGTTGCGCGAATATATAATTCCAGTATATTCATTATATTATTTGTAGGAGAACCCAAAGAATCAAGTTTTTCAACTTTATGTCTACATACTTCATTAATGGTTGGTTGCTGATATGGTAAAAATCCATGATTATGTTTTTGCAAAGTAGCCGATGCAGAATCTACATAATCAAGCAATTTGTCATTTTTAGATTTATACCCTAAACACAAGGCAATCGCAATGGTTTGGTCATTTTCTCCTAAAAAAAGTTCTTTCAAACGAGTTTTGTTTCCCTCGTTATCTTCTTCTTTAAAACAAACTTGCTGCATATTCACCAATATGTGTATCATTTCATCCATAGTTATTTCCTTAGGCAATATTTTACAAGGATATTCTTTCATCGAAATTTTAGTAAGTATTTCTTTTTTGTCACTGGTTTTTCTTTGATTGATTTTATAAATAGCACATTCATAAAATATTTCTTCCATTTTATACTATCCTTATATATTTTTGCTCGTCAGTATTATCAAAATAAAAGATAAATATTACATATATGTCACAACCTAAACAAAGTATCGATATTGAATTGCCACCTAATCTTCAAGTTAGTAAACCTGTATTTCAAAAAATGTTATTCTTAACAAATGCTTTAGAACAAGGCTGGACAATTAAGAAATCAAACGATTCTTTTATATTTACAAAGAAACACGAAAATAAACGTGAAATATTTCAAGAAAATTATTTAGAAACATTTGTAGCTTCTAATTTTGTAAATAATGTTGGTTTGCCTGATTTTTTAAAGTAATCTACTTTGATAGTCTTTATTTTATTCAACTATCTTACCAATTATCTTATGAGTTACATTAAATTTTGATAAATCAACAGAGTTATCTACAATTAATACAAATCCTATTCCACAATTAAATACTTGCATCATTTCATCATAAGAAACACCCTTTTCCATTAAATATGTACACCAATTAGGTAATTCAATATCATCTAAGTCAACTCTCATATTCTCTGGTAAAACTCTTTTCATATTTCCATGGAATCCTCCTCCAGTGATATGACACATGGCATTTAATTTATCATAACCAAACATTTTTACAAAAGTTAACACCTCATGTAAATAACATTTATGTGGTTCTAATAAGGTTTTTATCATTTCTTTATCAATAGTTTCATCAACAATCTTATTAATTAACGAATAGCCATTTGTATGAGGGCTAACTGAAGGCAAATTTATTACAATATCACCTTTTTTAACTGTATTAGGAAAAAAACGCTTGTCTTTTTTACCAACTATGCATCCAATTAAATCGGTTTCATCTTTTTTATATATTAATGGCATTTCAGCAGTTTCACCACCAAGTATAGGAAAAGGTCCATAACCTAAACATGAATCAGTTAATCCTTGCACAAAATATTCAAATTCATTTAAATTCAAAGAATTTGCTCCAAAATAATCAAGAAAGAAAAGTGGACGAGCACCTTGGACTAAAATATCATTGATAGAGTGTCCAACTATATCTTTTCCAAGATTATAATAGGCTTCTTCATTAAAAAATCTCTTTGCAAGGATTGATTTTGTTCCCACTCCATCAATACTTGCTACCAGTGTTTCATTTCCTAATTTAAACTCTCCACCAAAAGAGCCAATCTCACTAACTACATTTTCATTGTAAGTAGAAAAAATGTTTGCTTTAATATTTTCAATAGCTAGGTCACCATTTTTAATTGATACTCCTGCTTGTTCATATTTTGTTAAAAATTTGCGACCAATATCTTTGCGATAATGCAAATTACCATGTATTAATTTTATATCATTGTATACATTTTTGTAACATTCATATAGTTTTTTCCCTCTTGAAATACAACATAGTGTGCGTGATTTTAAGGAATATGTGTGATTATCAATCATTTTAACATTTCCATATATAATCTTATCAAAGTCACATTGTGAATCAAAATAAATATCATATTCAGTATCATTATCTTTACATTTGGGGTAATTTTCAGGAACAGCATATAAACATATCATTGCATCTTTCGAAAATGTTAATGGTGTGTGTAAATTACCTGAAATAATTTCTAAACAAACGGAATAAAAGTTTGTTTCCAATAGCGATAATGCAATTATACATTCGGGGTCTCCAAATCTACAATTAAATTCAATAATATAAATCCCATTTTTTGTTTTTATGTAACTTCCGTATAATACACCTCGATAACCAACACATAATTTTTGTTTAGATTTATGATTATTCAGTTTATAAATAATATTTTCATTTATTTTTTTTACAATATTGATATCATTATCTGTTAAAAATGGTAAAGTATTATTTTCATCAATCACACAACCCATACCCCCAGTATTAGGTCCTTTATCGTTATCTAATAATCGTTTATTATCCTGCATAGGAGGAAAATGCTGTATATGATTGCTTCCATCAGTAATACTTAAAAAGGAAAATTCTTCCCCAACGAGTTTTTCTTCAATTACATACGTATCCTTTGATTCTAATATAGAATTTATTTGTTCATCCTTATCAAAAAAGTCATATCCTTGTACAGTGACACCCTTTCCACCACAAAGACCATCTTTTTTTATAACAATTTCATCAAATTCATGAAAAATAGTTTGAATACTTTCATATGTTTTTTCTTTTGGTTCAATTATTTTGAATTTTGGTGAATATTTTTTTAAAAAAGTATCAGAATGTAGAAAATTTCTACAAAATTGTTTACTGGTTTCTAATTGTGCATAATATTGCATCGGACCAATACAAGGAATTTGTTGAATTTCGAAATAATCTGCATATTGTTGTTCTAGGGGAGCCTCCGGGCCGATAATACAAAAACCAATTTCTTCTTGTTCTTCTTCATCTATTTGCAACATTGTTTCGTATAAATCATTTTTCATTGGATATACTTTCATACACATATCATCGATATAAGTATTTTCTTGAGTTTTGATACATATTATTTCTACTCTTTCATTTATTTTTTTTGCATCATCAAGTACTTTTTTTATAATAATAGACTCTCTAGCACCAGAACCAATAACAAGCACCAAAGTCATAAGAGTATATATTAAAAAAGAAACAATGTATATATTGTTTATATTAATATAAATAAATCAATAGTATTTTTATTATAAAATGAAAGTAGGCATTATTCGTTATCCTGGTTCTAATTGTGATCAAGATATGTTAAATTACTTTGAAAACGCTTTTTACATATGGCACAAGGAAGATGTATTAACACATGCAATCGATTTATTAGTCATTCCTGGAGGATTTGCATTTGGTGATAGATACTACAAAAATGCTACTTCAGAATATGTTATTTCTCCAGGTCAAATGGCTCTTGAATCTCCTGTAACATCAATCATCAAAAATGCTTATGAAAATAAAATACCTATATTGGGTATTTGTAATGGTTTTCAAATATTGACAAAATTAAAATTATTACCTGGAGAACTAAAATTAAATAATGATAAAAAGTTTACTTGTAAAAATGTTCAATGTATCTTATCAAAAAATAACGAACAAAAAGTACTATCATTGCAGGTAGCTAATTCTTATGGCAATTATTTTATTGAAGAAGAAGAATTACAAAAACTAAAAGCAAACAATCAAATTATTTTAACTTATAACGATCAAACATATGACAATGGTTCTATTGATGAAATTGCAGGTGTTTGTGATAAAGAACATTTAGTATTTGGAATGATGCCTCACCCTGAAAGAACCAAGGATGAAACAATAAAAAAAATGTTACATACTATTGTGCAATCAAAAAAATCTTCAGATTCGCAACAGATATTTCATGAGAAAGTAACTGATTTAATGAACAGCGAACATATATCATATAAAAGTACACGAAAATATTTAAAAAAATTATACACAAAAGGAGAACACGTTGTTCAAGGTCCGGGAGAAAATGCTGGAATTATTGATATTGGAGATGGTTATTGTTTGGCTATGCGTATAGAGAGCCATAATCATCCAGTCTTTATTGACCCATATCAAGGAGCAGCTACTGGAGTAGGTGGAATAATGAGAGATATATTTACCATGGGAGCAAGACCTATAGCTATACTGGATTTTCTACGTTTTGGAAATGATAAAAATAGTGATTATTTATTGGAAACCACAATCAAAGGAATATCAGATTATGGAAATTGCTTTGGAGTAGCAAATGTGGGAGGGGATCTTTATAGAAGTGATATGTTTAATAAAAACCCATTGGTTAATGTAGGTTGCTTAGGTATAGTTAAAAAAGAAAATATTATCTATGGAAATGCAGTAAATGAAGGAAGTTATTTCATATATGTAGGAAGTAAAACGGGTAGTGATGGCATGAATGGTGCATGCATGGCTTCTAATGAATTCTCTAGTGATATCGACATTGAGAGTATGAAAAGTAATATTCAAAAAGGAGACCCGTTTCTAGAGAAACTACTATTAGAAGCATGTTGCGAAATTACTCAAGAGAATATATTAGAGGGTATGCAAGACATGGGAGCAGGTGGTTTATTATGTTCATCTTTAGAATTAGTTCAAAGAGGAAGAGACAAAACAAAGAAAAATTTAGGTTGCACTCTTTTTGTAGATAATATACCCACAAAATATTATTTGGAACCCAGTGACAGAATCATATCAGAATCTCAAGAAAGAATGTTACTCGTTGTTAACCCTGATTTTGTACAAAAAGTATTTGATATTTTTGAAAAATGGGATTTAGAATACAGTTTAGTGGGTGTGGTGAATTATTCTGGAAAATATAATATCATTGACAATAATGAAAATGTATTATATGAAGAAGATATTACGAACTTTACTGATATACTGGAAGATTGGCCCGAAAATAGAATAGAAAATAACTTTCCTATTATTGAAAAGGTGAAAAATAAAGGCTTATGGGAACAATACGATACAACAATCGGTTGTAGAACAATAAAGGGGCCTCAACAATCAAAGAGTTTTGCTATTCTTGATATATATGAAATTAAAAAGCATATATTAATTACATGGGGGTCAAGCGTAGATGAATGTTTAAAATATGTTCATTGTTTCAATAATAAAAGTGAAGAAACAATCAACTATAAATATGAGAAAGCTGAACCAAAAGCCATTGTCAATTGTTTGAATTTTGGAAATCCGTGCGATACGATGGGCGATTTTTCTGATATTGTAAACAATTTGAAAACAGATTGTGAGTATTACAATATACCCATTGTAGGTGGAAATGTAAGTTTATATAACGCAACGGATAATGTTTCTATTCAACCTACTCCTATTTTATTAATGGTAAGTATTTTGCAATAGTCATGCTTCACTGCTATCTTGAAATACATCATAAAGTAAATCTTTTACTAGTTCCTCTTTATCATCTTTTTTCCTGTAATAAAAATAATAGATTAATATCACCACATCACAAGAAGCAAGCATAGTATTGACAATAATTAACGGATATAAATTAAAATGTGTGGAATAAGGTAAAAAAAGAAACTGAGTTAGTAAGTTCAAAAAAATCATTTTTATAGATAAATCAGAGAATGATTTTTTTTTTACGGTTAAGAATAATTGCGGAAGCATCATTAGACATGCATTTGCAGATGCAAGATATCCAAATATTTGAAATACATCATTTGTATTCATGTTTATATATTAATAAACATGAGTTTTTAAGCATATTTTTTATTTTATAAATCAAGTGCTTATGTCATTACGTTTTTGTATTTTTATATAAATTTAGATTTTTATAAAAAATTGATTATGTTTTTTGATTTAATCAAAAAATTAATAAAAATTTAAAAAACATTAATAATGGGAAACTCGATAACAAAATTTTTAAACGATCTTTATGATGACCTTGAAAATGCTTCATTAAATGGAGATGTGGAAAGAGTAAGATTTCATATAGATAGAGGAGTAGATGTAAACAGGAGCGATGATGTACGTAGGACTCCACTGTATTGGGCCTGCGAAGAGGGGCACTTAGAGGTGGTTAGAAGTCTCCTAGCTGCAGGAGCAGAGGTGAATAGGTACGATAGATTTGGTGATAATCCACTGACTATGGCCTCCAAGAAAGGGCACTTGGAGATAGTCCAAACTCTCCTAGTTGCAGGAGCAGACGTGAACAGGAGAAGTATTTATACGGATACTCCACTGCACTGGGCCTGCTTGAAATGGCACTTAGAGGTGGTCCGTGTTCTGATTGCTGCAGAGGAAGACCCAAACAGAAACCTTTATTGTGGTAATACTACAATGCATATTGCCGCCGATAATGGGAATCTCTGGGTGGTTCGACCTCTCCTAATTGCAGGTGCAGACGTGAACATGGGCAATACTAACGATGATACTCCACTGCACATGGCATCCTCCAATGGGCACTTGGAGGTGGTCCGAGCTCTCCTATCTGCAGGGGCAGCCGTGAACAAGTGCAATAATTTCGGTGATACTCCACTGCACAGAGCCTCCTTAGGTGGGTACTTCAAGGGGCACTTGGAGGTGACCCGAGTTCTCCTATCTGCAGGAGCAGACATGAACAGGTGCAATAATGACGGTAATACTCCTTTGGATCTGGCCTCCAAGAATGAACACTGGAATATAGTAGATTTGTTATTACGTAAATCTCTTCCAAAGATTACACTTGATATCTCTCTTCGAATTCCTGAAGGCCAACACATCTTCGGTAATAGTCCTTATACAAATGCTTCATATAGTTATTATAAGAAAAAATTGGAAAAAATTGCTGGACAAGTTATTAACGAACGCAGAGGTCTTATTGAAGTTTTAAGATGTACTAACTTAGAAAAGTTTACCGAGGGTTATGTCCATTGTTCAAAAATACGGAAGTCTGGTTGGAGGACGCTAAGTGTGGAAGAAATGAAAATTTTGACTCTTGGTAGCAAGGGTTTCTCTCCTGATCAGCCTATTTCCAAGCATATATATGAGTATCTTTAAATAAAAAAGAAAAAATATTCTTAGATAAACTGAACTATTTATCTAAGAAATATTTTTTCTTTTATAAATCAAGTTTTATATTATTGACTCCCAATCAATGTATTCGACATTATTGTTATAAAGACCAACCATATTTTCGTGTTCGTTCCAACCCTTTTCATTCCAGCATTTGTAAGCGATGCTAGGATATATAGGTTTCAGTATTTTTCCCATATCGATGATATCTTTTAATACATGTTGATAATTTATTTTATGACTAGGTTTGCAATATTTATCATAATCATGATAATCGGCAATTAGATAAACAATTTCTTTTGGAATATATATCATTGTATTTTTATTAAAAAATTATAAAATTTTAAAAATCAATTTTTAGTCTAGTGTATTTATAATATCCATAAATTCAACATTATATTGTTTTGCAAACCTAGAAATACGCTCTGGATTGAATACATACGACATTAATTCTTCATTAAATATGGCGTTATTTTTCCTCATATTTTCATAATCCAGTTTGTAATATATTGCACGAATCATACAGTCTTTGTAATCAACAACGCAACTAGGATCAATACAATGAAAATTATTTTGAAGAAAGTCAATTGAATTTACTTCATATAAAAATCGTCTCATTGTTTCATTTTTAAATCCTCTATTGTAAAGATTTTTTACATTTTTCATAAAATTTAAACCACTGGTATATCTATTTTCAAATCTATTCTGTTCAGGAAAAATCAAGTTATTAATATAAAATGTCTCTTCTTCTTCTTCGCTTAACCAAGTCGTTTCACTATTAATGCTATCGTTACCGTCATCTGGATTTTCATTATTTCTTATAGTTGTTTTTTCTTTATAAGTATAATATTTATCCAAATCTAATATTGGGTGGTTTTCGACAATTTCTTCCCATGGTATTTTTTCAAAATTTTTCATTAAAAAAAATATAATTTCTTTATTGGGATTTTGCAAGGCACTATAATATTGAACATGTTGAGGAAATCTATATAAAAGTGAAATAGCAAAAGGATTACTACTTAATTCGTGCCATATTTCTCTATTTGGATTAAATGAATCTAATTTATTTATGAATTCAATATTTTTATTAAATATGTCTATTATTCTTGGATCATGTACACATGATAATGTAAACCAAAATCTAGATACTAGATTATTATAATCATTATAATTTAATGAACTATTTGATTCATCATTAAACATATATACATTCTTTTCAATTGCATCAATAAATTCGTCTATAACGTCATAGAATTCTGCTTTATCAACAATTTGAAACATACATTCCATACTTGTAGTATTTTTCAAATAAGTATTCATTACTTCAATTAATTTCTTATTTTTGCCTTGAATAAACCCTTGAAAAAATGGTTGTAGTATACTTAGACCAGGTGGTTCATCGTAGTAATATGTATTTTGATCCCATTCAATAGTTCTATCATCTATTTTGTCTAAGCAAAACCAAAAGAAATTCGTGATTTCACTAATAAGGTATGGCGTTATTGCTGAATTTGTAGCTAATTTTCCCATAAACTTTATTTGCATTTCATGTTGAAAATTTTCATTCCCTTTTCTTACCCAAAAAAAATCTTTGAATTCTTTTGAACGAACAAATTCTTCAATTAAAGAAATCATGTATTTATTAGAACTTATACTAATCCAATTTCTTCTTACACAATCAGGACATTTACTGACACCGGCAACGTGATGACAAGTAAAACAATCTTTATTCGATATAAAATAATATTTTCCACCAGGTTTAAAATTAGCTAATATTTCTTTGCTTAATTCGGCTGCTTCTTTTGTTTCATTTTCAAATAATTTTAGACAGTCAAATTTAGAACCAGTGATTAATTTGTCTATATTTTCTCTTAAAAGAGCAATTGCTTTGGGATTTTTATTAGAACTTAATTCATTCCACCAAATTTTATCCTGGTTTTTTCCTAGGTATTCAACGGCTGCCATATTAGTTGATAGAGTTTCCCATTTAAGTTTATCTTCATGATCAAGTAAAAAATCTATATCTTGAAAAAGATGACAAGCATGCCACCAATCAAAATCTTCAAGGTATTCGTGATTGATTGGTATAAATAATGGCTTCATGTGTCATGTATAATAAATTACTCTTTAAATTATTTTTTAAAATCCCTTAGTCAAATAAGTCAATATTTTACAAAAATTGATGTAATTTTGTAAAATATAAAAATATAAATAATAAAACCATACATTAATATGAATTATTCTTACCTTTTACAATCACTGAAAATACCCAAAGATGCCATTACTATAGTAAATCCATTTTATAGAGACGGAAATATTAGTAGTTGTATTGATGAAACTATTCCTTATGTTATAGAAAACTATGATATTCAACCAAAAACTGCCTGGACAAAGCAACAAGATACGTTATCATTTCCTCCTAGTTATGAAAATAAATATATATTTACACATGTTCCTAGCAAAGAATTAAATGAATTTAGAGACGGTTCTTTATATGACATTTATAACCTAAGTCATAAGTATAAATGCTTTTTAAAGAATCTTATCAGTAATCAATGTGCTGGAGGAATAGTAATTGTACCTGCCAATTTTTGGGTATCTATGAATATGAGCGATATAGTTTTGCGAAATGAATTTCAAAAAGTATACAAAATTATTCGCGTAAATATTTTTCGGGATATAAAAGACGAGCATTTAAATACAAATTTATGCAGTTTTCAATTTGAAAGAAGGAAAGGTATGCAAAAAAAAAAAGATTTTGTACCAGTAATTCTTTATCCTAGATAATAATTTTGTTACATTTCTGTATCAAATGAATGAGAATTAAGCCAATAGTTTTGAAATTCATCCATATCTCCCACAAATACTTGTGCTTTTTCTTTTGTATATTCTTTCTTATTCATTAAATATAAGAAATTTTTCATATAACGATGACATGTATTACCGTCAAGAATGTTAATGAAATATTTTTTATTCTTTGTTTCTTCATAATTATGTTTTACATGTTCTAATTGATTTTTAATAAAAAAATAAGTTTCTCGAATCGAACGCGTTTGTGCTCCACCATCATCACAAATTAATTTCAAATTAAAATAAAATTCTTTGTTTTTATCAAATATATAACCATCAAAATTTTCTGTCCATTCTAGTCCATCAATATTCTTCATAGGACGATTGACTTCATTCATATCATATTGTTGCGTATGTAATCGCTCGTTTGATTTTTCTAATTTCTTTTGCGTAATTTTTTCAATTAGTGGTTTTTGATATAGTTCGCATTCATTATGCTTTCCATTTTTATACCATAATTGTTGTTGACGCCATAATTTTGTTTGAATTGAGGATGATGGAATATGAAAGTTTCTGTATTGTATTGGGTTTTTATATGGCCTTTGGAATAAACGTCTAGAAAGGATTAACGGTGAGCAGGATAATAAAAAGAGAAAATTGTATTTCATAAAATAAAGTTTTTCTTAAAATACATTCTTATAAAAATCAATATCAAAAATTTAATTAATATAAAATAATAAATTTGTCTTACCATAAAATTAGTTTTTTTCAAATAAAATACTGTTTATATACTTTTAAAAGGTTGTTTTTGTTATAACAAATTAATTTTCACTCATAACGGATAACTGCACTGAAGGTAAGCATATTTATTTAGGAAAAATATCAATAAATACTATTTATTTTTGTTTTTTTGTGTATTTTTCTGAAATTTTTTTCTTTTACTATATTATAACTACAGACAATGGCTGGAGGATTAATGCAACTTGTTGCCTATGGCGCTCAAGACGTGTTCCTTACTGGAACCCCCGAAATCACTTTCTGGAAAGTATCTTACAGACGTCACACTAACTTTGCTATGGAGAGCATTGAACAAACCTTTTCTGGTCAAGCCGACTTCGGTCGCCGTGTAACCTGCACCATCAGCAGAAACGGTGATCTTGCTTACCGTACCTATCTTCAAGTAACTCTTCCCCAAATTGACCAAGACATGAAGGGTGCCTCTGGTGCCGTTTATGCTCGTTGGTTGGATTTCCCTGGTGAGCAATTGATTGCTCAAGTAGAGGTTGAGATTGGTGGTCAACGCATTGACCGTCAATATGGTGACTGGATGCACATCTGGAACCAACTTACTCTCTCCAAGGAACAACAAGACGGCTACTACAAGATGGTCGGTAACACCACCCAATTAACTTACATCACCGACCCTGGATTCGCCAACGTATCTGGCCCCTGTGCCGCTGCTGGTGGACCTTCTCAAGTATGCGCTCCCCGTAACGCTCTTCCTGAGACCACCCTTTACGTACCCCTTCAATTCTGGTTCTGCCGCAACCCTGGCCTTGCCCTTCCTTTGATTGCTCTTCAATACCACGAGGTCAAGATTAACATTGACTTCCGCCCCATTGGTGAGTGCTTGTGGGCCGTAAAGGACCTTGCTGGTTCTACCGGTACCCAATCTGTCAGCCAAGCTTACCAACAATCTCTTGTTGCTGCTTCCTTATATGTTGACTACATCTTCCTTGATACCGATGAGCGTCGCAAGATGGCCCAAAACCCTCACGAGTACCTCATCGAGCAAGTACAATTCACTGGTGACGAATCTGTTGGTTCCTCTTCCAACAAGATCAAGTTGAACTTCAACCACCCCTGTAAGGAACTTGTATGGGTTGTCCAACCTGATGCCAACGTTGACTACTGTGCTTCTCTTGAGGGTGGCGAGACTCTTTTCAAGACTCTCGGTGCCCAACCTTTCAACTACACCGATGCTATTGATGCTCTTCCCAACGCCGTCCATGCTTTCGGTGGCTTAGACCAGACCTCTGGTGCTAACGCTTTCATCACCACTGATGGCTTATTCGAGATGGACCAAGCTGGTGCCGCTTCCGCTGGTGCTTCCTGGGAGGGTGCCACCGCTGCTGGTTCCTCTTTATCTGATGCCGGTACCTTCGTACTTGCCGAGACTGCTCTTGACATGCACTGCTGGGGTGAGAACCCTGTAGTAACTGCCAAGTTACAACTTAACGGCCAAGACCGCTTCTCTGAGCGTGAGGGTTCTTACTTCGATGTTGTACAACCTTACCAACACCACACTCGCAGCCCCGAGACTGGTATCAACGTATACTCTTTCGCCGTACGCCCCGAGGAACACCAACCCTCTGGCAGCTGCAACTTCTCCAGAATTGACAACGCTGTTCTTCAACTTGTCCTTTCTGCCGGCACCGTATCTGGTACCAACACCGCCAAGGTTCGCGTATACGCCGTTAACTACAACGTCCTTCGTGTCATGAGTGGCATGGCTGGCCCTGCTTACAGCAACTAAGCGTGCTAATTCATAATATTAAAAATTAAAATACTATAAATAAATATTTAATACTCAAATTAAATATTTATGGATTTTTATATTCTCCTACTTGAATGACTTTGTTATATAGTTCCTTATATTCATCAGAATCTGTCTTCATTGTACTTAATTTAATTAGCCTATCAATACCAGTTTCTTCAAGTAAAATATCCTTTTTCAAATCTTCCATTAAATAACGATTGTTCTCTAGTTCATTAATCATAATCTTTGCATCACTGTACTTAGGTATAATTGGTTTTTTACGAAGATAAAACAATGCTGTACGTAGATACCATTCATTATCCAAAACACGATTAATTATTACTTGATTATCGTGAACTAATCTTGCAATACAATAATCAGTTACCTTTTTACTAATATTATATTCTTGATGATACCATTGAATAGAATGGGCTAAATATAAATTAGATAATATATCTGCCATATCTGAAGATAACATTTGCTCTGATTTCAATTTACCACCCTTTAATGCTACAAAATTTGCCAAATTAGCAAAATGTAAAGTTTGCTTTTCTAAATTATTTTTACATTGATATCCAATCATACTTTTAAAATAACTCGATATTGTGTGATTAATTATATGTTTAAAGTGAATTTCAAATTCACTCATATTATTTGTTAAAAGGGCATCAAAAATAGGAAAAATATGCGGATGACTCTTATTTAATCCTTGTCCAAATATAATTAAATTTTTTGTTAATGTATTGCTTCCTTCTACTGTAATACCAATAGGAGCAGCTCTATAAAATTTTTCTAAGAAATTATTATGTCCTAAACAAATTGCACTTCCTGCATGAATATCCATAGCATCATTTAATACATCGCGTGCTCTATCTGTAGTTTGTTGTTTCATAATTGCAGAAATTACTGCAGGTTTTTCGCCACTATCTAATAAATGATTTGTCAATGCTACACTGCAATGAATTGCCCAGGTATGATATAACATATTTACCATTTTATGTTGTATACCTTCCATGCGTATTAATGGAATTTTAAATTGTTTTCTATGTTTTGCATATTCAGTTATACCTACCATTGCAGTATTTGACGATGCTTTTGCGGTTGCTGGAAGACATATACCTCTACCAGCAGCTAAACATTCCATTAACATTTTCCATCCTTGTCCTGCATTTTTTTCACCACCAATAATATTTTCTACAGGAATAGTTAAATTACCTTTTAGAGTCCCATTGGGGAATCCAACATTTAAAGGGTTATGATGTGTGGATTGTTGTAAACCTGGATGAGTATTTTCAATTAATGCTACAGTAATTCCCGGACTACCTTTATCTAATAATTCATAAGGGTCTTCTAAATTAAAAGCAATTCCAATTAAATTTGCAATAGGACCAAGAGTAATATATCGTTTATTGATAGTTAAGTTAATGAATTTTTCGTTTTCTTTAAAAATAACTGTACCAGTATCAATACTTCCAGTAGCATCTGAACCATTATGTGGCCCGGTTAAACCAAAGCAGGGTATATAATCTCCATAAGCCAATCTTGGTAAATAATGTTCTTTTTGTTCTTGAGTACCATAGTGTTCGAGTAATTCGGCAGGTCCCAAAGAATTAGGTACCATAATAGAAACACCAAGCGACGGGTTTCTTGAAGATACTTTACAAAGAATAGAAGATAATTCGCTTACCGATAATGGTATACCGCCGTACTTTTCAGGAATAATAAAAGAGAAAAATTTTTCTCTTGCTATATAATCAAAAATTTGTTTATAAGGCCCATTAGGGTAAACATTTTTGATTTGTCCATATTTTTCTAATAAATTATTAATTTTACTATCGTCTTGAAAATATGGTGTAATTTCTTTTTTTTTTGGATAAACTACTTTTCCTTCAAATATTTGTCTATCTAAAGAGGCTGTTCCGCTTTTTAATGCTAACAATTCTGTTTCTGAAATGCGTGGAAGCAACGATTTACACTTTTGAAAAAGTTGCTTGTACATTATATAAATATACAAAGAAAATTATTTATATTTTGTTTAGTAAAAACTATTTCTATAGTATACAAAAAATGATGTATTTTATGTTTATGGTTTGTTTACTCCATTCTTTTTGTTTTTCTAACTCCTTTTTTCATCATAAAACTTTCTTTGGAAGACGAGTTTTATCAATGAAAATGCGTAAAAATAAAGATCGAGATTTATTTGACAAATTTGAAAAATATTCACTTGAAAATGACAACGAAAAAAAGAATAAAGTATTATTTGATATTTATAAATCTTTGAAGTTTAAAAGACAAAATGAAACGAATATTAATACAAATACAAACTATCATGATGTTACCATACTCCCAGTTGACTTTACGAAAATGGTAGAAGATATGGATACAGAACACATTATGACTAATTTAAAAGGAAATATACCAAGGGCTCCTCAAGTAGAAGAAGAAATAATCGAAGAAAGTTTTGAAGGGTACTTGCGGTCAGAATTTTACAAGATTATTGAAGAAAACGGCAAAATTAATGGTAAAAATTTGATTTATTTTGAAGCATTTTATGAATGGAAAAAAACAAAAGGTATTGTCTTCGAAAAGCACGAAATTAGAGAAATGTTTGCAGATGTGATTGGAACAAAATATATTTGTGACCTTATGGAATTTATAAAATTAAATCACTTTATTGATGAGCGAAATGCAGCAGATTTTTAAGTTTTTAAATTATAATTAAATTAATATAATATAATTATATAATAATGTTTTATTCACAAGATAAACAAGATAAGTATTTAGAAACAAATATTTTCAAAGGTTATAAAAATGGTTTTTTTATAGATATTGGAGCACACGATGGAAAATGTATAAATAATACATTGTATTTTGAAGAAAATAATAATTGGAGAGGGGTAAATGTTGAACCTATAAAAAAGGTATACGATAGGCTAGTAGTAAATAGACCAAATTGTATTAATATAAATTGTGCCGTTTGTAATAATGATGGTAAAACCGAATTTATATGTAATACTGGATATACTGAAATGATTTCAGGAATTAAAGATACTTTTGACCATAGGCATAAACAACGATTACAAAGAGAAAATAAAAAATATGGTTCAACTACAGAAATAATTGAAGTGGAAACAAAAAAATTAGAAACAATATGTGACAGTCATAAAATATCACATATAAATTACTTATCAATTGATGTAGAAGGTGCCGAATTTGAAGTAATTAAATCTATTAATTTTGATAAAGTTTATATAGATGTAATTGGTTTTGAAAATAATTATAGTAATACAAGCATACCTATTATAAAATATTTAGAAGATAAAAATTATGTAGTTATTCATAAATCTTTAGATATTTTTATGATACATAAAAATTCTGTTTTTTATGAAAAATAAATGTATTGTTCTCCATACTTTTTAATTAGTATATAACATTCTCCATCCAACTAGCCGGTTTTTCTTTTGTACCACCATCATATTTTACAGCAAAATTTTGATTTATTAACCATTCATTTATATTTTCATCTCCCAAATATATGTCAGCTAATAAACGTCCATATTTCTCACTTTCAACATTTTTTAATTCTACTATTTTATCATATATTTTATCATGTAACGCATCACGTGCTATCTTCGCATGTGCTTTCTCATTTTCATTTGATGTTCTTAATTCTGGAGTATCTATACCATTTAAACGAACGGAAAAACGATAAATTGGATAATTTTCGTAAGGTTTTGCAGCAATGGTTATAGAATCACCATCATACACTTTAATAACTTTTCCAATTTTTACATGAGGACTAAATGGCTCACAATTATCCCAACAAGAATCTTTAAACAATTCTTCATAATTTACAGAGTTTGGTTTACAATTTGATTTTGTTTTCCAAGTAAACATCTTTTATAATGTATATTATAAAAAACGTTTAATTTGTTTTAATTACTTTATTTATTCATGTCTACATTTTGTTTTAACCCGTTTTACATTTGTAATGTCTATATTTATTTTCCTTCATATTGTTAGAAAAATGACGGAATTAGGTATTAATACCTATTTTTTCATTTTTAATTAGTTCTTTCATAATATTAATATCTATTTTATTGAAATTATTATTTATATATTTGAATAGTTCATTATAATATTTAATTATATCATTTTTATAAGATAAATAATCACCATGAGCAATATGTTCTGGCGAAATACTATTATCAAGTAAAATAAATTTGTCTGATATATTTTTCTTATCATCTAATGATAATTTTTTATGAGTAATTAATAAAATTATAGATTGTGCGGGAAGATATGAAATTATTTTTTCATACATCTCATCATTATAATTACTTTCTAATTTTTCGGATGGAACATCATAACGACCTATATTTATTTGCCTAATAAAAACAAATTTTTCATTGCTATTTTTGTAATTAATAAATCTTTCATATCTTCTTGCATACTTTTGTTTACTTTCACTTAAATCCGTTTCATGAGGTAATCTAAAAGAATATAATGTGTTATAATAGACATTACTAGACTTTAAATCAACATTTATTGGAGATTTTACTATATTTTCAAAAATATCAAATTTATTATCTAAGCTTTTTATATTTTTATTAAATTCGAAAGAATTTATCCAATCAAAAATATCTGTATTTTTTTTAAAATTACTATCCTGTATTAACCATTTCACATAACATGTATATCCTAAAGAAATTACGTTCATATATATAAATTAGAAAAAAGAGATATTCGGCGTTTTAAATCAGCAAAGGTGTAATTAGTTCATTTATTCATGTCTACATTTAGCATTTCCTAAAAAAAATAAATAAAACTGAAAATCTTTACCAAGTTGATTTTTTTTATAAATAAAATAATCAATAACACCAACTATTAAAACAATTGGTAAAGAATACAATATTACTTTTTCAGCTTCTAAAATACTTTGATTTGTATCTTTATTTAATTGATTTCTATTAAAGTGATATAATCTTTGAGTATTAGTAATATATAATATAAACAATAATGAAAAGAAGGCTATATTCCAAGATATTCTCATTTTTGAAGATAAAAGAAATATAAAATACAATATACCAGCATAAATAATACTATCAAAACAATTCCCGTTTGACCAATCAACAGGATATTTATCTCTATCTTCTTTATCAAAATTCCAACCTCCTTCTAACATGATAAACATAAAAATAAGACCAAATCCAATTATATGCTTTCCATATATGTCATTACTTAAATAACGTTGTGTACTGCAAGAAAAAATTTGAGTTGCATATCCACCTGCAATAATTAAAAACGCAACAAATAAAAAGGATATTTTTGAAATATTATTTGTTAGGAATTCTCCTTCCAAAGATTCAACTATAATTTCACTTATTTCTTTTTCTTCAATATAATCTTTCATTTATAATATATAAATATATTTTTTCATAAAAAGCATAAATACATAAATTAATTAAAAAATAATGAGTGTATTTTGTTCTTCTTCTTTACAAACTCAAAATGATTTATTACTAAATAAACTAACTGAATTTTATACAAATCTAGAATATTTGGAAACGATGATGCGTATTATAAATGGTGAAACAAAAATATCTTTACGCATAGTAGACTGGTTTGTTACAAATTATGCAAAAAAATATTATACAGTATATAATATTCCTTCTTTAAAAGGAGATATATCAACAAGATTTAAAGTGTATCACGATTATAAACTAAAACTAAAAGCCTATTCAAAAAAAAGATTTGACCCGTTTTGCAGATGGGAGCGGATTACTATTCCGTTTATGGAAAAACATATGGAAACTACTATTGGTCAATTGAATTTTTTTAAATGGGCAATCGAGTATAAGGTAATTGATTATATTGAAGAAAATTATCAACAAATTGAGAACGATATGAATTCTCGTAACACTAGCTCTAAGAAAAGAGATATTTTGGAAAACGGAGAAAATTCAAAAACTCGCAAAAAGAGGGAAGAATTATCTGTTTCTGCAGTTAAGTGTATTAAAAAAGAAAAGGTTAAAATTGTAGTAAAATTTGACCTATAAAAACATAGATATTTCAAAGTTGTCAATATCTTTGTTTAATTGCTTTAAACCGTCTATAATTTTATCTAAATCATTGTAAATTAAATAGTCTACTTCTAATTCTTTCTTTATTTCTTCTTCAGTACGATTAAAAGAAATAAGTTCTTCTTTAGTCGGTATATATATACCATAATTGTTTGTATTTTTAATAATAGGACTGCAGGATGCAAAATATATTTTTTTGCAGCCATATTTTTTAATCATTCTAATTAGATGTTTACTCGTATTTCCCCTAACAATTGAATCGTCTACAATCAAGACATTTTTATTTTTAAAGCTATTTTTAATACCGGATAATTTACGTTTAATATTTTGTTGAATAATATTTTTGTTTTTCATAATAAATGTTCTGTCAATATAACGATTTTTGATAAAACCTTCTCGAAATGGTCTTTTTATGACTTCTTGAATACCATTTGCAAAAGTAACACTAGTATCCGGAACAGGTATAATATAGTCAATCTCCTTACAATCCCAAAGTTGTTTCATTTTTTCACCTAATATTTTTCCTATTAATATTCTTGCTTCATTTACATTAATTTTATCAATTATAGAGTCAGGTCTTGCAAAATATATATATTCAAATAAGCATGGTCTCAAAGAAGAAGACATATAGTAATTAAATATGGGTGATATTTCTTTATTTTTAAAAATTATAGTTTCTCCAGCTTTAACATCTCTTACAATGTCATAATCTAATAAATCTAATGCGACAGACTCACTTGCTATTACAAAATTATTCTCTTTTCTTCCAAATATTAATGGTCTTATTCCAAATTTATCGCGTACGGTTATCATACCATAATCTTTAATAATAATTATTAAACAATAACTACCTTTCAGTACATTATGTAAAAAATTTGTTACTATAAATATTTTATCCTCAGTAATTTCATTACCATTTTTATTAAGTAATTCATATAATTTGCATGAAAAAAGTGATAAAATAATTTCAGAATCTGATTGTGTATCTAACAAAATACGATAACTATTATAAATTATATCTTTTACTTCTTGTGTATTCGTTATGTTGCCATTATGACATAAACTAATACGTCTTGGAAAAATTGTATAAAGCGGTTGAATATTATTGGTTAATCCATTTGTACCATAACGAACATGTCCCATATAGTTCTGACAAGGCTGGCTATCTAAATTTTCATGCTGAAATGCATACTTTACGAGTCCATCATACTTGCGAACAGATTCTTCGTTGCTAATTCCTACACTATCTTGACCTCGATGTTGTAAACACATTAATCCTTCAAAAATTTCATAAAAAATTTTTTCATTCTTAATAGTACTATGGATACCAATAATACCACACATATATTATTTACAGATAAACATTTAAATAATATATTAAAATATTTTATAAACCATCAATAAATTCCTTAATTATTTCCAACCATTTATGACCTATATCTGTTTCATCTTCATTGTTATATGTTGCACTAGGATTTGCATCTACATGCATTACTTGTAAATCTTCTAAATTGTGCCCCGAATAAATGGTGTTTAAAGATGGCATATTTTCAAAGTAATATGATATATTTGCATACGGTATATAATCTTTATAACATACATCATCACCAAGTAACCAATTATCGTGATAATTTTTGCAATTTTGTAAATAATCTAAGGTTATATTTGTCTCTCCATTACGACTACGTTTTTTAATTCGCTCTAAACATGTATTGGCATCAGCATCTATATATATAACTGCATCTAAATCCATATCCTGTTTTCTTGTCTTGTAAAAGTATTCATATATCTCATATTCTACTTTCTCCATTTTATCATCATCGTATAGCATTTTAGCAAATATACGATTATCTGCTTCTAGGGAACGCTCACACAAAACATATTTACATTCTGGATTTTTACGAATAGCTTCTTGTAATATAGAAGTACGAGTAGCATAAGCCATTACTTGAAAAGCAAACGAATATTTTTCTTGACTTCCATAAAATTTTTCCAATATAGTTTTTCCATAGTTGTCTTTAATTGTTTGCCAAATATCTACAGGTTCACGCAAAAATACATAATTTTTATTATCTTTTAATTTTTGTTCTAAATTATGAATAACTGTTGACTTTCCAGAACCAATGTTTCCTTCAATTGAGATAATTTTCACCCCCATTAATATAACCTAATTTTTATAATTGTAAACATGCACGAATTTTTTAATCAATTTTGCAATAGGTTTCCTGAAATGTTTTTTTGAGGTTTATATTTTAAAATGTCTAAAATGTAGTTTGTAGTTGGAAATTCATCACGCCCATAAATATCTTGCAATAACAACCATTCAAATAAACCACCACAATAATGAAATACATATTGAAATCCTAAACCATGTATTTGATTACATTTTTTTTCACTCGATTCATCAACGCAATTCTTTCCATAAATCACAATATGTTTGTTATGTAAATCATAAGATTGCAATAGACTATTTAATAATACTTCTTCTTTTTCATAAGGTATTGTATTATATATCAAACAATCCTGTTGATTATTTGGTAATGTATTTATTAATATATACTTTTCTGGATTTTTATATATATATTGAATATCTTCAAAACCAACTTTTTGTATATTTTTACGAAAAAGATGTGAAAACATAGTATAATAAAGAATAAAAATTGATTTTAATAATTTTTACAATTATATTATTATATAATAAATATGGATTTACATCAATCAAAACTTACTAAGGCGGAATGGGAAACCATTGAAAAGCCTGTCTCTGAAACGGAGAAAAAAGTTTTAAACATGATAATGAAAGGTTATGTTGAAAATAATATCAGGCATAACGATACCAAAAGTTTCTTAACATTCACTAAAATAGAAAAGGCTCCTGAAATTGAATACTTTATTTTTAAAAAATATTTTCAAAATGATATGCAACATGCTATCAATAAATATGCTAAAGGTACTTCTATGAGTAACATAACAGATATGCAGTTTTTAGAAGGTAGTGAAATTAAACATTTAAAAAGTAGTGATTCTATTCGAATTCAAAATGCTGAGCAAAATATAGAAAATAACAAAAAAAAAATATTTGAATATATATTAATCGATTTATTTGTTCAACTAGTTCGTTATTATTCAAAGAAAAAGAACAATTACATCTTTTATTTGTATACATTAATTCATATGAAAAACGCAACTATTGATAATATCAATAAGTTTGTACTTGGTTATATTGATAAAGTTATACAATATATTAGTAACAAAGTGTTTATTCCAGATGTTTTATATATGGCTTACGAATTGATTGAGCAAAATAAGTATCTAATCAAATATAGTGATATGGAACTGTATAGTCACCAAAAAAAGATATTCCAGATTTACTCATCAAAGGCCAAAATAAATAGTTTCAATGATAATCTTAGTAATCAAATTCAAGAAATTGAGAAAAAGATTCAATCTACAAAAGTAAAGATACATAAATGGAGCCCTGAAAATAAATATATGGGAGATGACGAAGAAGAAAGAAAAAGTTTTTATGAAAAAGAAAAAGAAAACAAAGAATTGGAAAAAGTAAACAATTCTCGATATGAAAGAGAAATCAGCGAATCAATGCAAGAGTTAAATAATTTGTATACTCAATATAAAAGTAAAACTCCTTCATTAGTTCTTTATACTGCTCCTACTGGTACAGGAAAAACACTTACTCCTATTGGATTGGCAACAAATAATCGAATTATATTTGTATGCGTCGCAAGACATATTGGTATGGCTCTCGCAAAATCGGCAATTTCCATGGAGAAAAAAGTGGCTTTTGGATTTGGTTGTTCAAGTTCTTCTGATATAAGACTTCATTATTTCTCAGCTATTGATTATACTATTCATAGAAAATCAGGAGGGATTGGTAAAGTAGACCATTCAAATGGAAAAAATGTAGAAATTATGATATGCGATGTGAAATCTTATTTAACTTGTATGCATTATATGTTGGCCTTTAATGATGCGAATGATATTATTACATATTGGGATGAACCTACAATTACTATGGATTACGAGGAACATGAAATGCACTCAATTATTCAAAACAACTGGTCAAATAATAAGATTCCTCATTTAGTATTATCTTGTGCAACATTACCTACAGAAGACGAACTGCAAGGCGTTTTTGAAGATTTTAAACAAAAATTTGAAGAAGCAGATATCTTTAATATATCAAGTTTTGATTGCAAGAAAAGTATTCCAATTTTGAACAAAGAAGGGTATTGTGTATTGCCTCATTATTTACATGACAACTACGAAGATTTAATAAAATGCGCTCGATTCTGTTTGGAAAATCAAACTCTCTTAAGATATTTTGATTTACGAGAAATTATTCGTTTTATAAAATATATTCACGAAAAAGATATTATTGATATTAATGATACATTTCATTCTATAGAACAAATTACAATGAAGTCATTAAAACAGTATTATTTGCAATGTTTGTTGATTATTGAGCGAGAGAATTGGCCAACTATATTTGAATACATGAAATCTACACATATCAATCGGTTTGATACAAATATGTTATCTAAATCTAAAAGCATGCAACATGAATCTAGTAATCTGCACGGGAAGCCTTTAAAACGTGTAAATACTGTATTTGAACCAAATAATACTTTAAAAAAACAAGTAAAAAATACTGGAGGATTACTTGCAACTACAAATGATGCATATACATTCACAGATGGTCCTACTATATATTTAACAGATGATATTGATAAGGTAGCTCAGTTTTATATTCAACAAAGCAAAATAGACCCAATTTCATTTGATAAAATTATGAAAAAAATAGAAAAAAACAAAATTACATTAGAAAAAATAGATAAATTAGAAAAAGTAATTCGACATGACGAAGAATCATTAGAAAATAAAGATGACGATGGAAAAGGTAGTCAAAAACGACAAAGTGGGCGTATATCAAATGAATCTCAAAAGCTAGTGAATGAGGTAAATAAGTTAAGAAAAGAAATTGTAATAGCAAATTTAGATGCAAAATACTTACCAAATACGAAACCCCATCAAGAAATATGGGTACCAAATGGAAATGTTGTTGAAAACGCATTTGTATCTGACCTTGGGGAAGAAAATGTGAAAGAAATAATGAACTTGCAAGTCGAAAATAACTATAAAGTACTAATATTGTTAGGTATCGGCACGTTTAAATTACATAAAAATGCAAGATATATGGAAATTATGAAAAGCCTTGCTGATGAACAAAAATTGTTTATGATAATTGCTTCAACTGATTATATTTATGGAACAAATTATCAGTTTTGTCATGGTTTTATAGGAAAAGATTTGATGAATTCCACACAACAAAAAATTTATCAAGCCATGGGAAGAATTGGTAGAAATAACATTCAACAAGATTATACAATTCGTTTTAGAGATAACGATATAATAAATAATTTATTTAAAAAAAGTACCAACAATTTAGAATTAATTAATATGTGTAAACTATTTATAACAACTGAGTAATAATATATGATAATTTTATTTTTAACATAAAATAAAATTATTATTTTTTATGTTTTACCTTCATGGTTATATAAATCGGCATTTAATTGAAATTCAGGTAAAAAATCGTTTAATTTTTCTATATTCTCATTTTCTATGTGAAAAATAAGTAATTTATTTGGTTTATCAGAAAAGTATTTAATGACATTATTATTATGTTCATAAAATTCTTTACGCCATTTATTGTTTACTTCTTCTTTCGTTAAATTTAATTTTTTACAAAAATAATCTGTATAATTACCATTATCATCTTCATGATGATTCCTACTTTTTATCCAATTTTCAACATTTCGAATATTCAATATGAATTTTGAATTTGGATATTGTTTATCCATTTCTTTGAAATAAGTAACATGCGCAAAATTCATATTATGTATATCTTCCATATCACAAAATACTGTATATTTTTCATAATTAGTTAGTAATTTTCGTTTATTATCATAATTAAATTTTATTGCTCTTGCTAATCTATTTTCATCCCAATGAATGACAGGTATAGAGTTTTTGATAAAATATTCTTTGAAACTTCTTGTTCCAGTTTTATTAAACCCTATAATAAATATTTTTTTATCTATTTCTTTCAATATATTTTCAGCTTCCTTATAATAATCAAGATAATGCGAAGTTACTTTTTTTTTTGTATCAGAAAATTTAGATACAATTTGACAACACACCTGCTGTTTTGGAGTATATTTAATAAATTTTTCATTATTTGTAAAATTCATATCAATTGGAACTCTATTTATTGCTAATACTAATTCATTAATTGTTCTAAATCTTTCAAAAAATTTTTTGTAGTACACTGTAAATCCCATCATTCGATGACCTTTTAATGATGCAAAATAAGAAGGTAAATCACTATCACTATGTTTCAATGATAAATAAAATGCATCAAATGTAACATAATCGCAAGTATTTAATTTTAATAACTTATTCCAATATTTTGTAAAATCATTTTTTCTATAAACATCATCTTCCATAACTACAATAGGAAACTTTACGCTTTTTCTATTAATATAGATATTTTTTAATATTTCAACATGAGATTCAGTAGCAGAACTCAAACCAGAAAATCGAGTTATATTACAAAAATCTTTCCACTCTGAATTAATAAAATGCATATTATGCTGTTTTTTATCTAAATTTATACAATAAGCATCTAACTTGAATTGTGGTTTTTCTGTAGATGTTATAATTCTATTCTTGTAACATGGATTTAAACTGTAATTTAATTTAGATTCTAACATTGATTATATAATAATTTATATTATATAAATTAAAATTTAAATTAAAAATAATCCTGGCTTACTTTTCAACGTTTTATTATTTGTTTTTAACGTTTTTTTAATTGTCTTTCCCTGTTTACCTTTAGGTATATATTTTAAAAACCACATACGATATTCTTTACTTTCAGGGTCTACTTTTTTCTCAATAAATTCTTTATACTTATCTGACTTTTCTGAACGAATATCTTCCAATGTTTTTTGTTTTCCATAACATTGAATCGTAAATCGTTTTAAAATACCACGTTCATTCAACTTATTTTGTTCGATTACTTTCAATAAGGAGTCAGATAAACATAACAATCTATCTTTGTTATAATAAGGCATATCTGCGTATAAGAACGCAAGATAAAAAGATAAAATAGTTTCTATAGTAGCAACTTGTACATTTTTCTTATTTACTCGTATTTTATTATAACTGTGGCAAGAAATTGGTTTAAATAAAAATATTTTTCCTTTCCCAGCTACTGTTAATTCATAATGTAATGGTATAATTTCACCAATTTCTTTGTGTTTAATTAAATCTAATTTCTTATATTCATTTTCTTTTAATGATTTCATTATTTCTTTGCCTACAGTTTCAGGATCTTCACATAACACATCATATTCAGAGATATTTTTTGCTTTATTTGCCTCATCCGCATTCATATGCTTTGAATAAAGGAAACTAGAATAACCACCAAAAAATACAACTTTGTTTTTAATTAATAAATCACGTAATAAGGTATTCAATTCGCTGGTAGGATGATTATCTTCATCTGAGAAAATATCGGGTTTACAATTTTTTGTTTTTAAAGGATAGTTTTTATTCAACAAAGAAAGACGTTTATACACCTTTTCCCAACGACTTACATCTCCTAAAGGTCTAGATAATTCTAAATAAGCAGCCATGCGAAGATAGTTAGGAGGAGCATATTGTATTCCATCTATTTTTAATGCTTCTTTACTAACCTTAGCAAAGATTTCTGGGTGTAAATAAGTAATATCAGCAATAGGAATATAGTTTACGAATACTTTAAATGTACCATAATGCATTCCTGACTTTGCTTCAACTTCTTTGTAGCCTTCTTTGTGATATATATCTGCTAATTCTTTTGCATGTTTAATTGGGTTATCTGAGAAAAAATCATAATCAGGTATTTCTGTTTCTTTATTGTAAAATTGTTGACTTTCTGGCAAAATATTATTAATGGCTGTTCCTCCATAACATACTAATTTCTTCTTTTTTATAAAATTAACAACAATATCCAACATTTTTTGAACTGATTCATTATTTACTTTTTCTATGTTTTGCTTTTTCTCTGTTTCATCTACTGCATGTCTTAATATTGTTAATTCACATTCCTCAAAAGTCATTTTTGAATCACATAACTTATTTTTAAATTTATCTTTCATATATCCTATATTCTATATTTACATTTTAATAAAATTGATATTCAGCCAAATTAATTTACCCGTTTATTTTAACTAAATTAATGTGCACAGGTCTTGGATTCTGTCAATTATATTTAGAGCAATGTTTTCTAATTATCTGTTGTCCTATTTTAGGGTTCAGTTTGTTTTGTGAAGAATGTTGCAAGTCTTATTGTGGTTGTTGTTGTTGTATTCCAGTACCTAATAAACTAATTGTAAAACCAGAAGCTGAAAATTAAGTTAAACTTGAAAATAACTTAAGAATATTTATTGTAGAAAAGTACAAACAAATGGAAAAACAACTTTTTGAATTAATTCAAAAAGATGACATTGAAGAATTTAAGAAAATTATTGAAAATGGATTTAATGTCAATAAAACAATTAAAGTAAATTCAAAGTTTGAATTAAATAATGATTATAATGTTAATAGATATATAAATTGTAAAGACATAACTATCTACAAAACGGAATACACGCAAAGTGTAATAAATACAAAAATTGTGTTTAATGACATGCATATGTCTTTATTACACTTTGCGTGTGGTGTATCTATAGGTGAAAAGTCGTCAAATAATTATTGGAAATGTAAACCACCTATTAAAATTATAAAATATCTTATTGAAAAAGGGGCTAATGTGAATAAATTAGATAGTAATGGCTGTTCATCTTTGCATTATGCGTGTCTATGGTATTTTGAATTATGTAATGATGAGAATAAAGATAGTATTGTAAAATTACTTGTAGAAAACGGTGCAGATGTTAACATGAGAAATAATTCTAATTATACGCCTTTATTACTAATTGCTAGAAACTGTCAAACTAGATATGCATACAGTATTGACAGTTTAATAGAATATTTAATTGAAAATGGAGCTAAAATTAAAGTAAATAAAAAATCAGATTTAAACATATTGCCTGTATTGTATCGTAATTTAATGGATACTTATGAGAAATATGTAAATAAATATAGTTATGATATGGATATTGAAGATGAGTATGAAGAACTAGTAGATGAAGTAGATAACAAGTACGAAGATTTACCTCCAACTCCAGAATATGTTACAGAATTAATAAAATATTTAATTGATAATGGAGCAAAAGTGAATTCACGAGATGAACATGGTAAAACAATATTACATTATGCGGTGTTATTTGGAACTCTAGAACATGTTGAATTATTAATAAATAGTGGTGCTGATTTTAGAATAAAGAGTGATGAACAGCAAAATAGTACACCTTTTCATAGTGTAATGTTTAGTAGACGAATATATTTAATTAAATATTTTACGCAAGTTGCGGTTAAAGTAAATAATTTAACAAAATATGATTTACATGTATTACAAAGTTTAATGTCAAAAATAAATGATACTTCTATCAAGAAAAAAAATAATCTTGATGTAAAACATGAAATTGCAGGTATATTAATAAGAAAAGGATTTAATGGAAGTAAATATCCAGAACATACCATCATTGGAAAAGAATATAAACTTTACCAGGAAGAAATAAAGAGTACCAAGGAAATAATATCAGAGGTTTGCCAAAAAAAAACAATTCCTTCAGAAATTCAAAATAATATATTACCTTATTTAGTAAAAGAAACTATACATGAAGTTAATTTTTTATTTAATAAAAAACAGAATTTAGATTCAAAGAAAAATGTTGATATTGATACAAAATTACTAATTGATAAACTTTATAATCCTCCTCTTCTTTTGTTTCACGAATCTCAAAGGTATAAACAATACTTTCGAGACGATAATGAAAATTCGAATAATGACGGCTATTCTCATTTTTCAAGTAGAATAAATGCTCCAGTATTTATAATAGATTATAACGATTAAATACTGTGAACACCGAGATGGTCTCAACGAGGGCGATAACTCCATGCCCAGAGAAGAGATTCGATCCATTCTGTCGATGGGTTAAATCCAGAATCAAAATAAAA